CACACGCTGATTTAAAATTATTGAAGAGCCATGCGTCTAACTCTAACGCAGGTGGCGTATTCTCGCGGACAGCCCGCGTAACCTGCGCTGCTTTATCGAATACTTCCGCTTTATCTTCGGCTGTAATCCGTTTACAGAACGCTCTAATGTCCGGAGTTTTAGCGTACTGCTCGTCTGTCATATTCCACGACTGTTTCGCTAGATTTACGTAGAGGATAACGTAGTAATCGCAGTCGAACATTTCCGCATAAGCTACGGTTTGGCGAACGTGTGAATCTTCCGCAGTCTTCATCGAGTAATGCGACGTACGTGCCGGCGTAGTTTGCTTCGACTTTACCTCGATGCCTACGCGAATCTGTTCACCGTTATCCGTTACATACGACATGATTCCGTCCGGTGCTCCGTATAGATAGAATGATTCGCCGTCGTGAGTGACGCGTTTATTCGTCTTGGCGAAGTCTTCAAACATCGGAGTGCCGTCTTCATTCCGCAGGAACTTAAAGCGCGGCGCGTTTCCGGTTAGCTTTTCGTAGTTGCGTTCGATCGCGAGTAATTCGCGCTGTATTAAATCTCCGGAAATCGTTCCGAGTTTTTGCCAGCGTCCGCGAAACGGCTTATTACGGAATGAATCGCGCTTACCGCCTTTCGCCTTAACGTATAATTCCCGCGGGCAATCGCCCAAACTCGACGGGCTGAAATATGGGCGCTTCGGCCATACCTTCGGAGGATTCGAGTACCATTTCGCAATCTGCGAGTCTAAATCGTTATCCCACGTTTCGGGTAGCGAGAACCAGTCGTCCAATAGCGCAATTAAATCGCCTTCTATTTGCGTTGATAAGTCCGTTGTGAAATCCGTCAAATTATCGCCCTCCCTTCGCAATATCCTTGCGGTCTTCCGCGAAGCATGCGATTTCGGCAGCTACTCGATATCGCCCCTTCACTACCGCGAATGATGTCGACGAGTTTTTCGTGACTTCCAAGATATCACCGTTGGATACACCATTTGCGCAGCAATCGTTCTTCACACGGATAATGTCGCCTTTTCTCAATTCATTTGGCTTACGTCCCGCCTTCGTAAATAATTCGGTTGCTTCCGCTTGTGCAACGGCTTTCTCGTATTCCGCCTTTTCTGCGTCAGTTGCGTGGCGCATTTCGGAGTATAGCGTCCAGTTCGATGACGTAGGGCCCCCGATTACTTGGACGCGAGCGTCGTCGCTGCCCGTTTCAGTAAGTTTACCGATGTCGCCTACGTCATTCTCCGAGTTAATCGAATTCCCCGTAATAACTACGATGTCGCCTACGGATGGTTTCTTCGGGGGTTCGACCGTATACGCTTCGAGGTCTTGTGCGCGGAAGTAATCGACTTTCTCTCCGATTGTCACGCGGATATTGTACGGATCGTCGCCATAATAGCCTACGGAACTCACCGATACACGTCCGACTTCTCCACCGTGAATGCGATTGAATTGACCGCTTGTAAGCGCCTTGACGCGCATTCTGTACGTGAAAACTGCGGTTAAATCCGGCTGATGCTGTGTTTCTAACGCAGATACACGCTTGTCTAGCGAAGCTACATCACTTTCCACCGCGCTCACTTTATCCGTAACCATTTCCGCGAATGGTGCGCTGACTTTCGGCGCGGTTTGCGCGACTTTTCGGTATAACGGATTTACACTACATCCCCGCATATATCCGTCATCGATTCCGGCATCGTTAGTAAATCGCACTGGATGCGGTATTCCGTAAAAATCCTTATTCCGAATCGTAATTTCGTAATACTCGCCGGTGCTACTATTTAAGAATACGTCGCCCGTCTGCGCGTCTAGGAAGTCGTTGGCAACCTTCGTATATTCCTCGCCATCATACGCAATCTTCGTGATTTCTCCATTAGTCATGTCGATAGTTTTAATGCCTTCTAACCTCGCCAAATTTATCCGCCCCGTTTCGTTATAATTTCGGTACTTCTTTTCCGCTTAGGAACTCGTCAAGCGTAATTGAGTCCGACCATCTTCGCTGAATCTCGATATCCGTCCCATTATCAACGCCGTCAATTAAGAATGATTGCGTCATAACTTCGTTAAGTATCCGGAAATCTTCCTCCGTAGCTGTATCCGGCATGAGTACGAGTATTTCGTCGTGTATAGCGCCGAAGTGTTTCCAACCGCGTTGCCTTGCGACTTTATCGAGTTCGACTAGCGTTACCTTTGTCTGTATCGCCGCGAGTCCTTGAATCCGTGCGTTAGGCCCTTGACGCATCGCTCGATTACGCTTCGGATCATATCGCCTTGTATCGCCTTTAGCTTCGGGTAATCGGCGTTTACGCTGCTTATCGCCTATCCATACGAATCCGTGCTTATTCGCGAAGGCTTGCGTTTCCTTGATAAACGCGTCAATCTTCCGATATTTATTGAAGAAGTTGATTCGGAATTTCTCTGCTTCATCCGGCGTTATTCCTAAACTTTCGGCTATCCCGTACTTACTTGCTCCGTATATCGATTGCAATAAGACGACTTTCATTTCTTTACGGACTCGCGTATCGCTACCGTCTGCGTTCTTATAACAGTCTTCGTATGGAATCCCGTAATACTCCGCGCCTAGAACCGCATACGGGTCTCTACCTTCGGCGAATGCGTCTATTAATATCCGCTCACCGGATTCACTCGCTATCAACCGGACTTCCTGCGCCTTAAAGTCGGCTCCTACTAGGAAGTAACCGTCCGGCGCCACGAACATCTTACGAGATTTCGGCGATTGGTTCTGTACGTTTATGAGTCCGTCCCTAGATACGGAACCCTCCGTCTTATCACTTCCGCTACTGAATCTACCTGTACGTGCGCCATTCTGATATAGCCCCGTATGAACGCGCCCTGTCTTCTCCTTTATTAACGTAGGCAATGCGGTTACATACGTAGATAATAGCTTGTTAACTTCGCGATACTCTAGTAAATCCTTTATAATCGGAAACTCCTTTGATAACGGCTTTAACGTTTGATTGGCGTCAGTATTTTCGATAGTTTTACCGATATGCGACTCAATAGCAGGCTTTAACTGCGCCGGACTATTTATATTGATATCGCCTAATCCTCCGAATATACTTACGCTCAATTCTTCGGCTTGTTGCGTTAATTCCTTTCCGTATACCTCCGCATAATCCAAGTCGATAACGTATCCTTCTTTTTCCGTATTAACGAGAATATCCGTTATCGCCATTTCTACCGTCGTAAAATACTCGTATACTTCCGGCATTTTCTGCATATGCAGCCGTTGGAAGTCGCGAAGCCTCAACGTAACATCGCCGTCCTTTGCTGCATATGCGACCGCTTCATCTAGCGGAATTTCGTTGAAACCACGATTTCCGAATAGCTCGCCATAAGTCGATGAATCGTCTCTTAGATACTTCGTAACTAACGGCTTTAACGCGTATGTCATTTCGTTTTCGTTAAGCAGCTTCATAGCTTCCATCGAGTCCCAAGTTAAGCCGCGCAATGTAACGCCGTCACGGTCGAGCATGTGTATATCGAATTTAGCGTTATGGGCGATTTTCCCAATCCGCTCATCTTCGTAAATCGGACGCAATCCCTCCGTCACATATTCATGCGGTAATTGCTCGCCTTCATCGTGTTTAGTCGGAATGTATGCGTGTATGTCCGCCTTGACTGCGCTGATTACGTGGCCGACGATATGATCCGACCATACGTCCGTACCCGTAGTTTCAACGTCGAATACGATTTCTTCCTCGCTTTCGAGTAGCTTAATGAACCGTTCGAATGCGGGTTTATCCGTTATTAATTCGTAGTTGTCCGGCATATTATTGACCATATCGCGGAGGCGTTCCGCTTGAATCTCGGCATCAAGTACACGCCACATCCGCAAGGCTTCCGCTTTCGAGAATCGTTTATCCGGAGAATCTCGTCCGACTTGACCCGCTTCCATTCCGCGCTTGACGGCGTGCAATCGGCGAACGTCCGGCTCCGAATTCTTCATCGCGAATATCCGCGCCCAAGCGTCCTCAATCGTTTCTATCGACGCCTTCTTCTTCGTAGCTGCCTTCGTAAGCGCGTCGCCGTTAGCGGTAGGATGTCGGATATTTAGCGTTAGTTTAACGTCGTCCATTTATCGCTACACCCCCGTCACATTTAACCGGATATAAAACTCCGTTATTGCCTCGTGATTGTCATCCGCCCAATCGAGGAAACACGGCTCGTCGCAGAAGTAATGCGCTTTGCGGTCGTCGTAAGCCGCGTCCTCGGGCGTTATAGTAGCGTTGCATTGCGTACATAGTAGCGGGTTCATAGCGCCGGCCCCGCATCGTAAGAATCGATCGTCGTATATAAACGCGTCCACGTAGTTTCTGCGTTATCGATGCTGCTCCAATATTCGCTAATTTCGCGGTTAGGCGTCATGTAGACGGCATTATCGTAAACTCCGATGAAATAATCGCAGTCGTCTTCCGTGTAGACAGCGCCGTTATTCTTCTTACCGCGGATAACGAACCAGTCGTTGCCGGATTTATTACGTTTGAGAATCGTCTTAATCTGAATCCTGCGTATTGTTCCGTCGCCTTTACGCGTTATTGCGAGGTCAAACGGTTCGGGAACGATTGGCTCCAAAACCGTATAACCATTCGCTAGTAACGCTGTCTGCGCAATCAGCTCGGAGTGGCGACCGATCGAAGCTGTTGTCTGCGCTTGTCCGCCTATCATATTGCGATACCTTTATAGAAGTCAGAGTACGTTCGTATAATGTCGAAGTCGTTATCGTAAACGTCATAAGAACTTTCGACGCCTACCGATACTGTCTGCTGCTGAACGTGATGACTTGGAACTACGAATGTTCGCTTAGGCGATTTTTCCGAACCATTTGCGACCATGATGTATATATCGCATGTAGGTTTATTTTTGACGAGATTGAACGTGTGGACGCGTGATTCCTTTATAAAATATTCATTCGCCATTTTCACGTCAATCTTAACTGCCCCGTCTATTAGTAAGTCGTAAGGATGTCGTGTAGTCATATGTTCAACGATATATCCTTTATTTCGAAGTAATTCCGCGACTTCAAATTCCGCTTCTTGTCCGTCGTTCGTGTGACTTTCTTTTAGATCAACACCTAGCTTTCCTGCCCATCCGCGATATGTCCCAAACCTGCTTATGCGGCTGTGGAGGTCATTCCTACCAACACTTTTAAGTTCATCCGCAGTAGGCATCCTCGAAAGACTTAGGGAGTGCATTACTTCCTTTAATCCCTGTTCAACTTTTTCATCCGTCCATTGAGTTCGTTTTAATTTCGAAGTCATTACGTTCCCCCTTTCTTTGCCATCTTAAAACGGTAAGTCTGATTCTGCTACTTGCGTATTATCGACGGGATTTCCTTCCGACCCTCCCGCTGCTGGGCGTTCGAGACCGATTAACGAGATATCGAAGCCAGCCGTAATTAGGTTCGTAATCTGCTCCGCTTCGTCCGCTTCAAACAGTAAGCCTTCGAATAGTTTCATATCGAACGATTCCGGTGCTTTACCGAGGTTAGCGCGTTGTGCATCCGTCAAGTCTTCTTCCGGGTACATAATCGGCGTAAGGCTTACCGTCGTTGAAGTTCCGCTTCCTTGCTTCGACAATTCGAACGACATATCGGCTAGTCGCTTTTCATTACGCTTGATAACAGCGTGAATTGCCTGCGCTTGGTTCTTCGATACGTCGACGATAATCGGTTCTCCCGAAGTTAAGTCGAAGAATCCCATTGCGAACCGTTGACTTGCGCGGTATTTCGACGCCTCTTGTCCGTGATGATCGTTGAACTCCTTCGATAAATCCTTGTGATATTTCCACGCCTTATCCCATACGGTGAGATTATCGACTGGATATCCGTTAGCCGATTTCTTTGACGGCTCTTTGGCTACGAAGCTATTGACGACTTTAAACACGCCGTAACTAAAGAACGTGATTAAATCCGCCGAGCCTAGTACCTTTACCGCTAATGTAGTTCCCGTCTTGAACGACGTAAATTCCATTCCGCTACCGCTTTCGTTAGTTGCGTTCAATGCGTTGAGCGCGTCTGCGCCCGATTGATATTGCGTCACATTACCGTCCCCTTTTAGTTGTTTATTTTCAAGCGTTGGATTACGGCGAAAGTTGCGCTCGATTCGGTCAGCCCTGTTAGTTTGGTCACGGGGAAAACTTCGTCGTCTTTCGCCTTGAATACGCTGTACATGCGGATACTTCCGTGAACCGCTTGGTTCGCCTGTTTCCGCGTGCGTCATCACCGCCACGTATTCTCGTTCCGAACGCCCGCAAACGTGCTTACCGTAGTAAATCCGTTTGCCGACGTTCAGCCGGCTTTTTATTAAATAGCTGTCGATTCTAATTCGTCAACTGTTCTCGGATTATCGTGACACCTTTGAACGTAATCTTCGTAATCTTTCGTTGACATATCGTTTAAGTCCGCCAGGTATTCGATTAATTCGTCAAATTTCCGTTGTTCTAATTCTAAAAGGTCACGATTGTCTCTGAACCAATCAAATATGTTTCGGTTGCCCTTCGACTCATTTAAATCCGCTCTTAAAGGGATAATATTTTCCTTCTCTGCTCCTACCAATCCTAATGAAACCGGTATAACATGATCTATATGAAAGTCCTTACTTCCTGTTAAAACACACCTATTCCCGTGTCGGAGTAATACGCTCAACACTTCCTCCTCGGAGATGGAGGAGATTATACCCCTACTTTTATCCCTATTCTTCAATCGCGAGGCAATGCGACTAAACCTCGAACAACTTCTACAAATACTTCTTCTGTTAGCGAACCCTAATATTTTAGTAGCGTAGTCATCTAATGCCTTCATTTCCGAACATTTAAAGCAACTTTTAGCTATGACCTCGGCAGATTTATTCTTTAAGTACCTAGCCCCACCTTTATTTAACCCCTCGGTAAAGCCTGCTATATCTGTATTCACACGCCCACCTCCGTTCCCACAAACTCGCTAACCGTCGATTTCATCGCCCGAAACTGCGCTTCCAACTCGCCTTTCACGTCGTCCATACGGACAGCTTCCGCATGTAAATCGTCAATCTTGCGCTGTATATGTCCTTGCGTAACAGGCGACCTTGCCCGCGCCTTATTTAACGTAAGCTGTGCGATGTCAACTCCGATGACTGCGATTTCTTCCGTAATCCTTCGATACTCGCGGACAAATTGACGACGCGCCTTCGATAGTTCGCGTTTGACCGTCGATTGGAATGCGTTTAGGAATACGTTGTCTGACGAATACGTCTTGGCGACGCTTCCTTCGATTTCCTTCCGTTTCTCCGCGGATGGAAGTACGGTAATAATCCGGTCAACTTTCGGGTCTAGCGCGATCATCGAATCATACTCGTCGTTCTGATAAATCCGCTTGCCGTCCGGTTGCTTCATAATATAGTGAGCGTCCGCCATAATTTCGTTAGCGAAGTCGATTGCGTTTACCTCCTTGATTCCGTAATATTCGCGGAAACGTTCGATAGCGTGGACAGTCGGCGTATATTGCGCTGTTTTAGTAGTCATCGCCAGTCACCCGACCCTTCTAATGCGGATGCTACGTTGTACGTCCGCCATATCTACGTCGGATTCGAATCCACCGTTATAGTCGTATTCCGCTTGGTAGCGGTCAAGTAGCGCGTCTTGCGGGATAAAGTCGAGCGTTGTACTTGCGTTTGATTGCGTGAAAAATGCGTCGTTATAAGTCATGTCGTTTACCTCCGATTAGTTTTTTAGTTATACGTATATATTGCGAATGAATTGCGTATACTGCTATTAGACGGATAAGCACCGCCGTTAAATACGTAGATGATTGTTGCGTTATATGGTATTAGCGTGTTATAATGAATAACTGAAGGCGCAGTTAATTACGCCTTTACAAATTAAATAGCTTGCGCGGATAATTCCGTGCGACAAGTTTTACGAAATCGCTTGATGTAGCTTAGATGTCCCGAAGGTTGTCCCGTAAGTACTTCCGCCAAGAAGTGGGAAATTTCGGTGTCGTCTGTGTAACCATCAGCCCATGCGTTCAGTATCATCTCTTTACGACGATCATTCTGCGCCAACAGATTGATCGTCTCTTTTATTTCTAGTTCAGCCGATGCGACGTTCGCCAAAACGTCTTCCGGATCGTATTCGATTGCTTGTCCTTCGTCATCTATAGTGGATAAGTCTGCAATGTGTTCCGCGTACTCTCTTCGGTTCCGCTTTAAAGCATCATTAACTTCTCTGTGTATTAGCTTCAATATATACCGCTTGTGGTTTTTATTGTTTTCATTTAGCGCTAAATACTTTCCTACCCGCAAGAAGGCTCTCCGCTCCACGTTTCCAGTGTTTGTCACCTTGTGTGAAATGGTGCTAACGGTGCGATAAATACTTTCCATAACCCAATCATTTTGATAACTATGAATTTCGTAAACTCTCATTATCTCTCCTCCTACTATATATACCCCTTAGAATTACTAAGTCGGACCACAAAGATTAAATTCTTTTTAAAATGTTTGTCCAACTGGTATACTTATTACTATATAGATAGAGTTTGAGAATGTCAAACCTTTTTTCAGATTATTTTTAAAAGGAGGTTCTAAATGTATAACTATCGACCATTACGCAATTATCTCGACACTCACGGATCATCCGTCAAGGCGCTAATGCGCGAAGTCGGATTCTCGACTAACGTAGCCGTGGCACTTAATAACGATAAGCCGGTCACAATCGAAGTCCTCGCGAACATCTGTCGCCACCTCAACGTGCCCATTGAACAAGTCGTTAATATCGTACTAGACTAAGGCGTCGTAACCGGCGTCTTTTCTTGTTATCGATGTACGAACGTTTATTCGTTATTCCTTATATTACCGTAATGTTACAGAATTGTAAACTACTTTCTCGCAATTCCGACACGGAAGATTCTTCCAATCGGCGCAGTCCCTCGATTCCATACGCTTTCAGTACGTCATTCGCGTCTTTGTACCTACCGTAATTTACGCGATAAATATCGACATATCCGCCTAGCCTTCGTAATAATTCAGAATTCAGTCGTTCGCCCGCTGCGTCGTTATCAGCGCCTAATAGTAATCTACGGATGCTACTTCGCTTAATCGCGTCTATTTGCGCATTACTTATCGAAGCGCCTCCGCAAGCAATCGCCGGTACGCCCGCAGTCGCCCACGATAGCGCATCGATTTCACCCTCGCAGATAACCGCTAGTTCCGTTCTCGCTTCGTTAATTACGTTTAATCCGTATACTAGCGATCGGATCGGCGTAGCGTCTTTCTCGTAAAAGAACGCCTTCCCTCGCGTTGCGCGGTATTTAACGTTCGCCATCCGTCCATCAGCCGTAAACCACGGTATCGCCGTGAATCCCGTATGCGCTTCGTTATAGCCGACGCCGTACAGCCGTTGTATCTCCGCACTAATACCGCGTCTAGTTAAATACGGACTAACTGCCGACGTAACCGTTTCGGGCGATATTTCAACGTGTTTTATGCGCCTAGTCAAGCGTATCTCCGGTAAGCGTATATCCTCGGTGTCCGTGTAAAGCCGTCCGTATTCCGCGAGTAGATATTCCGCCGTTTCTTCTTCGCCTTCACCGCGTAAGTACGCCAGCAACTTAACGAAGCCTCCCGATTGATATTCGTCGTCTACTGCGCCGGAATCTCCGAACACGCCTGCGTAATCTCCTTCAAGATTAACGAAGAATGACGGCGTATTATCGTCGCGAAACGGTGAGGCTGCGATAAGTTTATCCGTCGACCACCGCGCGTTATAGCCCCAATCGTAGACTTCGAGTTCGGCCGTGATGTCTACGTCGACTTCGTGGGATTGCGTACTATCTCTTATGCGGATTATCGGCATACGTTATTCCTCCTCGTCGATTTCCATAAGGAAGTCCATTAATTCCGATACTTCTTCGTAATACATTGATACGCTTCCAGTATCTTCACCTTCAAGATACTGCGTTAATTCAACTACTCCCCCGCTTGCGTTAGCTACTATTTTACTATTTTCGTTATCATAAATTACCTTCTTCATTCGACATTCCTCCTTTTAAAATTCGAAATCTGCGACGGACGCTTCGCCGGTTTCCATTTCGCGGACAACGCCGAACTGCGGCATATAAAGGATTTCCGACGTATTCCCTTCGCCACCGTCGCGGCCCTTGAACACTCCGACCATTCCGCGTCCTTGCTTATACGCGCTATCTACGCCTATGAGTAGCGCCGCATCTTCGAGTAACGCCTTTGTTTTCTTAACGTCCTTACGCTTCGGTAATTCAAGTTCGCGCTCCCCGTCGTCGTCTTCCGTCCCGTCCGTCTCTTCCGCTTGTGTAATTGCGATTATCACGGTCGAAGTCCTTCCAGCTAATCTACGTAATTTCATAGACGTATTAGCTGCGTCCCCGCCGGTAGTCCGTGATGTGTTATTCTCATAGTCGAGGTAATAGAACGGATCAATCACGACGAAATCCGCATCCGTCGAATCAATATCCGCAGTTAACGCGCGTAAACTTCTATCGCTGAAATCTTCGTCATCGACCGCCCTAACCGTTATATTTCCGGGAAGTCTATCGTTTAACGTATCGACGAAGAATCGGAACGCCGTTTCAAACTCGTCAGATAACCGTCCTAACCGAACGTCGCTCGAATTGAATCCCGCCGACATATCTACACCGTTTAGATTCGCAGTTGTAACGCCTTCCTCTCCGGAAATAGATACGTAGATTCGCGTAAGCACCTCGTAAAATCCCATTTCCATGCTCCAGATTAAAACGTTAGCACCAAGCCGTGCCGCTTGTATCGCTTCTTCGAGAACTATTACGGACTTTCCGCGTCCAGACTTACCGAACACCGTGTATAGATTCGACGATACATACTCGCCAATCGCGCTAAACTTCGATTTCCATACGCGGAAACTCTCGCCGGCTTTTCTCCGTTCGTACTCCGCCATGAACTTCTCGTTATCGCGCTTAATATCCGTCCCGACCGATTGCCTAACGTTAGTCTGCGCCTGAATCCCGCTGACCTGCGTTGGTAGCCATTCGTTGATAAAGCGTTCTCCGCCGAGTTCGTTCAGCTTCCTCTCGAAGTCGCCTTTACGGAACCAATCGACGACTTTCTGCTGCGCCGTATGGTCTTTAATCTTCGTCGTAAGCCACGTATAGCTATCGGATACTTCCGGCACATATTCGAAGCCTTCGACGGACGCCGTGACGGTTGCATATGACGGGGCTTTCCCTCCGTTAGCTTCCGCGTATTCTTCGATAAATCGGTAAGTCGCCTTGTCAACGTCGCTGTGCATATCGGCGAGCGTGATGTTATGGCGCGTTAATGGCGTAGTGGTTCCGTCTTCTACGACTTTATTTAAGAGTAATTTCGCATACTCGATGTTACTCGCCTCCTTCCGTTATTACCGTTAATTCCGCTTTAATCTCGCCTAGCCTTTTCGCATATCCGCCGTCCTCATCGCCTATCAGTTCAATCGCAGTATTTACGTTGTTCATATCGTCAAGCAACGCATCGATCCGTTCCTGCTTCGTCGGCTCCTTCGCCTTCTTCGTCACAATCGTTTTAATCGGCTGCATCACGGTTTCCGCCTCCCCTCCGAATATATTACCGAACACTTCGTCGTACAGTCGCGTTGCTATTTCGTCAACCTCCGGATGTTGATACGTCTTTAGAAATTCCTCCGTCTGCCCTTCGCGACATACGACAGTTACGTCTTCCTGCGCTCCGAGCGTATATTCTCCGGCGGTTACGCAGGAACAGTCGTAGTATATTTCCTCCGCTTCGATACCGCGTTCAAACGTAAATTCGTGCGTGTACGAGTCGACGCGGAATAGTCGGTTTGCGTAACCGGCGATGTTTACGAGGTCACCTAATTGCGCGATTGGCGTCATTTTCGGATTTATCATCGAATCATCTCCTTCCACGTCGTGACGAACCGCTAAAGTGTAGCGTCAAGCATTGATCGCGCATCCTATCGGCGAGCCTTGCGTCAAATACCGATTCCATTTCGTTGATTGCGAGGTTACTCGTATATATCGTAGGTAGCGAATTCGTAGTCCTTGCGTTTATGATTGCGTGGACTAGCGATTTGAACGACTCGCTCGCCGACCTTACGCCGACATCATCGCAAACTAGGAAATCCACTGTCATCGCTTTCCGCATAGTCGCGGTAACTTTCGCTAATCCCGCTTCGTCGTTCGTCATCGACGCGAGGTTATAGTCCGTCTGCATCTCGTTTATGTCAAGGAATAACGCCGGACGTTGTGCCGGTTGTAATCCGCGTTTTAATGAGCCGATGTAATGCGCCGCTAAATACTCGTTGAGCAAACTCGCAGCACTCGTCGTCTTACCAGTTCCCGGCGATTCGCTCCAAAGATACAGCGATTTGATTCGGTCGGCATCCGCGTCAAACATGCGCTCAAACGTCGCCACATATTGCGCTAACTGTCCGTAAATCTTCGCTTGTCCTTCGCGTGCCGGCGAATTGGTTAACGTATAATAGCGGTAATCTTTTGGGACGCCCGCCGCTCCGATTCTTCCGCCTTCACCGTTCAAACCTTCCATAGCGATGCGGTGCTGGCACGTATGATTACAGTCGGCGCAACCGTTTTTCCGCTTATCTGCGAGGATACATTTCTGCGTCAAGTTATCGCCTCCATTCCGTTGTAGATGCGTTCTCGTACGTTTGTTAAATCTGCGTCACAGCATTTCGTCATATAATTCCGTGGGTAATGAAGGACGCGTTTCCTACTCGTTAATATCGTATCTCCGCAACCTGCGCAGTTATATTCGACGAACACGCCTACGGAGTTTGTTCCCGACGCTGATACGCCCAATCGCTTTATCTCTGCTTCAAATATCGGATGTCCGTCATCGTACGGTTCGCCGCGGTGGCATAGCGCGTAATGCACACATTCGTGATATAACGTATCGACGATGACCTCCGGCGCTCCGTGGTCAAGTAGGAATCCCGCGAGCTGTATTTCGATAGGCTCGTTGTTATGTGTCGAATTGAATCGTCCCATTACGCGCCGTAATCGATTATTCCGTTCAATCGGTATATCTAGCGTTATCCCGAAGTTATCGCGTAAGAATTCCGTAGCTAACTGCGTCAATTCCGATATAGTCATCGGCTTATCCTTCGTCATAACCATTCGCTCACCTCGTCCCAATCGTTATTATCCGATTCTTCTACGGCTTCCTCACGTCGCGCCTTCGCGATGGATTCCGCTTGTATCCGTTGCCAGTCCGTTTTCCGATAACTCCACATAAAACCGAAGCTTGTCCCCGGATATTGCGCAGTCGGACGGTAGCCCGCAAATGTTACGTCTATGAACGCTTTTACGTCCGCGTTGCTTGCCGTCCGTGGCCTCGGATTCGTCCGCGATTGTGTACCGATTAATCCGCCGAGTATGCCTTGTTCCGTACGCCATCCGCGCATTGGAGCGTAGTCGATTCCGAATAGTTCCGCGTGCTTGTCCGTTAGGTAGGCGCAGAAAGTAGCGACGTTCCACGATTCTATCGGACGATTCCGCCAGTCCTTCGCAGGCGCTAATTTCGTCATTATTTCGCCACCTCCGTATTCAGCAGTCCGTCAACATGCCGTCTAAACTCCGCAATATCATAGCGTATCTCTTTAAGAGTCGTAGCGTCGCCCGTCCGTATGCTATATTCGAGTAGTCCGGATAAAGCCTTCGGTAGCGACGAGTAGTATTTTCCGATGCTCTGCCATTCGTATCGGATAGCTGCGTCGTGTTTCTCCGGATCGTACGCCGGTGCTTTCGTCGGGTCGATAGCGTTGAGTACCTCGATTTGTATGTTATCCGCGTCTAGTAGTAAGCGGTGATTTGCGTCGATTTCGATATGCTTGCGTTTAGTCATTCCGTATCGCCTCCGTTTATTTGTTGCGTTTCTACGTTCACCAAATCGATTTCGATTCCGAGTAAATCCAGTATGTCGCGGATGCCTTCCGCCTTGCCTTCGCTAAATGACGTGTACCTACGTTCGTATTCGTGCTTACCGTCGCGATTTACTGCGGCAGCCCTCCGTTGTTGATAGAACATATAGCGGATTTTATGCGCCGTTCTGTCGGTTACTTTTGGTTGCGTCATGTTATCGCCGTCCTTTCGTTTGATTTATTTGTCCGCAATCATCTGCATACATATTACGGCTACCTCCGTCTGTTTCCCCTTTTTGAATATCGTATTAATATACGAAGGGTCTTTTTTCCAGCCGTCTATCCCGTCAGACGCTTTCAGTCTTACTTGTCCTATCTTATATAAACAGATTCCCGTAACTTCTTGGAATTTAATATATACCTCCGTATATCCTTTACGCCGCCCGCCGGGATGCGTCATAGCCGCTCGATGTATTAATTCTCTAATCTCGGAACCAGCCATCTTATTAGCGCGCTCTATCGCTGACGGAAGTAGTTTAGTAACTTGACCATAGAATTTAGTGTGTTTGATTTCGTCGGTTGTATTCTTGCTTGCAATAACTTCGTCTTGAATTTTATCCATCTTTCGCCCGATAACTCCTAGCTCGTCCTTTATCGCCACTATTACAGCGCTCTGTCTTTCCATGAACGCGCTTTGCTGCTTAACTATCGTAACCAACGTTTCATTCTCGGTTAATACCGTCCCTACCATTGTCAATAATTCTTCTACGTTTTCTACTACTTGTCCACCGTTTCTCACTAAGTTAAATACGCCCATTTATACCGCCCCTTTTTAGTTTATTTCACTGTATTCAGCGTCCAACACTTGACTAGCGTTTCCTTGCTTCGTGTAACCAAAAGACTCTGCCATAGCCTTTAATGCGCCTATTGCTTCGTCGTATTGCTGCTTACTTTCTTCGTCGAGATTATCTATAACCGGCTTATACTCGTTCATATACGTGTACCGCTTTGCGAATTCCCTAACGCCTTGACTAAGCGACATTACTGCAACGATCATGTCCTGTCTGTGCGTCGCCGTTATATGTTCGTCGTAATTCTCTATATCTCCGAATTTATCGTTATACGCTTCTAGTCTCTGTTTAATAGAATCGTAATCATGTGGAGTATTTTCAACTTCAACTTCTACGTACTCGGTTCTGATTTCGATGGTGGGTTCCCGACCTTCGACTTCTTCTAGCCGTTGTGTTGCGATTTCTTCACTTCGTTCCGCTTGCTTGGCGCGTGCTTCTGACTGTTCGCGCTCTTTACGTTCGGCATCCCGTTCTTCCTGCGTCTTCTTTAATTCCGCCTTGACTTCGCGCAATTCCCGTACCGTCATTTCGTCTACTGTCTTTTCTGCGCCTGTTGACGGGATTGTGTGCGTTTCGGTGCGGGATTGTTCCGGCATGGTTGCTATTTCGTATAAAGCTCGTAATCCTAAATGTCCGAACGTGCGGACATCTTCACCGTTGAAATCGACGTACACTTTAATGAACTCCGACGCCCTCCGCCTATCCATGCCAATAGATTCGAGCCAAGGCGTGTATTCTCCGTATTTCAAATCGTCCCTCACATGCTTCAACCGCCTACCTATTTCGAATATCGCTTCGCCTGCTACGCGTTGATATGCGTTGATTTCCGCCGTGATTACGTTTATGTCCGTTGATAGTTCGTGTGAACCACCGCCTTTAATTTCGTTTGTCATTACGCTTGTCCTCCTTCGTTTTTCCGTATGCTATTCGCTGTACACTTATTACTATAGTTTAGTAGTTTGATAATGTCAAACCTTTATTCTGAATTATTTTTATTCCGTTTGATATCCGCGTGCTAATGCTTCCGTTATTTGTTCGTTCGTCATCGTTAGTAATGCGCCGAGAGTTTCGTAGTGTTCTGCGAATAACTGTAACGCGTCGAATTGATCCGGCGTTACTATAGGAAGTATGCGTTTTAACTCCGCAGCCTTCTCGCTTAAATTCGCCATGTTCGGATTCACCTCGCTTGTCCGCCCCGTAAGGACGTTTATTTCGGTAAATCTGCGCTAAACACGAACAATAGATTTCCGTTTAGACTTTCGGACTACACGTTATTTGACCGTTTTATAATCGGCTTCCTTCTATTAAAGAGTGCGTCCGAGATTACTAGTTTCAATCCGGCGATATTCCGTTAATTTACCGAAAATACCGGCTTGTCCGTTTACCCGTGAAATTCGTTCATTCTGACCGTTCTAGCGTCGAGTGGGGTGTTTATACCCGAAACGTCTTAGAAGCGATTTTAGCACGGTAAAACGATGGGAAAATCATAGCGTCTGTTATATTCGGTCGGTTGCCGATGTGAAAATCGAGATTTCGGCGGGGAGCCTTTTATTTTAATTTTCGAGGGGTATCACTACCCAAAACCGCCGCACTAGTTATACCGCCCAATACCGTCGTTAACGCCATTTAGGTACTGGCGATAGATACTTAAACGCTTGTAAAGGTTGTTATTAACGCTATCCCGGAGGCTTTAGCCGACGGTATGTTTTAATTACTTAAGGTCTTAAAGCTTTAAGTACTAAGTTCTTAAGACCTTAAAACATACGCCGAAAAGGGTTTCGGCGGGTAAGGCTCTTAAAGCCCTTAAGTTATTTAAGTACTTAACGCGCGTGCGTGCGCAGGAAAGGTTAAACGCACCCTCCGAATCCACTTTCGCGATGATCGCCGTTTTCTAGTTTCGGAAATTCCGTCCATTTTCGCCGATTCCGCGATTACCGAAACACGAATAATGAACCGTTAGACCTATGCAATGGCGCACGCCCTAGACGGACACATACGATATACCCGAACATTCCCCGCAATATCCCGCCTATCGTTCGTTTTTATCCGAACCAACTCCGCCCACCCTTCCGGATTCCCACCACATGGCTACGAAAAGAACCGTAACTATAATTCCGATGTAGCTTCCGATTAACAGCTTGCCGAATTCCGTCATATGCGTTCACCTCCGTTTATCTGGCGTCCTATTATTAATACCCCGTAGATTCGTAAATTCGGACCATCAATCGTAATTTCTTTTTAAACGCAAAAAAGCCCCACGCCAATTAAGCGCAGAGCCTCCGTTTACCTATCCAGTATTAACCTACCGTTTTATCTTCCATCCGCCGAACATCTTCTGCGTAGCCACTACGTCATTATTCGTAGCACTGACGATATCGACCATAACGTCGTCCTTCGCATCAATCGACTCTTCAACTACGCCGCTAATCGTAACCGCGAAACTTTCCTTCTCGCTTTCGGAGGACGCTGCCCAAGTCGCTTCGTCGACGTATACGCGAATCTTGAAGTGATTAACGTTGAATTTCGCGTCTGTGCTGACGATGATGCCCTCGGTATCCTCCGCCCAAGTTGCGGTCTTTTCTTCGTAACCTGCGATTGCTCTATCGCGTTGATCGTTTACGAGTTGTTCATCGCGTTCGGCCTTTTCGGATTCCACTTTCTTACCGTCAGCTTTCGCAGTCTTATCGGATACACGCTTTTCTTCTGCCGCAACTTCTTCCGCGACACGCGCCTCTTTAGTTTCGTCTGATTCGAAGATAACTCCGATAAATCCTATCGCTAGAAATACAGTTATCACAATAACCCACCAACGCTTGTAAAACGGTTTCTTCGCCTTCTTAACCTTCGCCATATTAATCCACTCCCTTATCGTCATATTTACGCAAGTATACCGAATAATGGAAATAGACGCAAGGCTAATATTCCACGCCGTCTTCGATCGCAGCGTCTAAATCCGTTGAATAAATCGCGACGTATTTCCGTAATTCGTTAATATCGCTATGCCCCATTAACCGTTGCAGCGTAAATACGTCTGTTCCCGCCTGTATCTTAAACTTCGCGAATGTCCGTCGGAATACATGCGGACTACACTGAACCGCGTCAATTACTCCGCAATTCCGTCCATGCCGTCGTATCTGGTACTGTATCGACCCTACCGCAAGCCTATCGTCAGTCGCCGTTATGAAAAGAGCATCGGTACTATCGGAAACACCGCGGACGCGAAGATACGCCGTCAATATCGCCTGTAATCGACCTGTTAGCGGTATGCGACGCCCATAGCGATTCTTCGCACGTTGTACGTTAATCGACTTATCCGCGAATAGTACGTCGCCAACGTCTAACGCGTGTAACTCGGATACGCGAATCCCCGTATCGGCAAGCGTCCGCATAACCGCTAAATCGCGCAGTCCCTCAAACGTCGTAATATTCGGCGCACCTAAAATCCGGCGTAACTGCGCCTTGCTAAACGTTGGCCCGACTTCGTGACGTTCTTTTAGTACTTCGACTTCATTAGCGGGATTCGTCGTAATCATCCGTTTGCCTACGCAGAAGTTACCGAATATTTTAGCGGTGCGTACCCGTAAATTGATCGTAGACCTCGCGAGTCCTTGGCGAATAGAGTCCGTTTTAAAGGATTGAAAGTCGTCTACCGATATATTTTTAATGTTCGATAAATCTACGTCTATATCGACTAGGTGGCGCTGTAACTGAAGCAACTCCTTGCGATAAGACTTCGTAGTTTCATCCGACAAGCCTTTTGCAATTCCGTTGTTTATAAACGCATCTACGGCATCGCTAAACGAAATGACCCGCGCTACTTCTGCACGCCCAGCCGCTCTATTAACTTCCTCGATAACCGACGGGCTAACCGTCCTTTTCCGTGCCATAATAAAAACCTCCGCCTATCTACGATGTTATACGTAAATCGAACGGAGGAACCTTCGCCATATAACGTTACCCTCGTAGTATTCTTGCGTGGTTAATTAAGCCTTAAAATACTACGAGGGTTAACGTGTAAGCTACGATGTGCAACCGCCTATAAACGCCTACACTACGCGGATAACATTACGCCCTCGGCGGGAGTCGAACCCACATCGCAAGCTTCGGAGGCTTGCGTGTTATCCATTACACTACTACGATTGTCAAGCGGTCATAAACGTAGTAGTGGCGTAGGGTTAGGCGGGTAAGCTGCGTTGTGCCTACGTGGTACTCCGTTCTTTTACGTAGATGTAGCGTAGCATAGCGGACAAGCGTCGTCAAGTTTCGAGTACTACCGCATGAGAAATCGCAGTAGTAGCGTACCCATCGGAAGCTTCTTATACGAATCTGCGTAGCTTGTTAGAAACTCCGTTCTCTCCGTGTTATCTGCGCTGTCTACTCCGTCGTAATTTGAAATTAGCGACTCCACCTTCGCAACTTCCTTCGCCCGAAACTTCTCAAGTTTCTCGATCATGTCGACGCTTAGATTAATCGTAACTTGCATCCGTTCTCCTCCTCGATTTTATTATCGTTATTTATAACGCTTCTTGTAATTCCGCCCAACTCCGTCCATACAGTTGCGCGTGTCTTTTCGTATAAAACGAATTATCATATCGCAACTCAAACGGTATCGGCGGTAACATTCGGACTAAAAACGCGTGTATCGGTTCTTTCGTGTTGAGTATCGCTATCGCGTGAAACTTCGGCGTCTGTAGCGCATCTTCAACGGTAAACGTCGGGACCAGTCGTTCCTTCGCGAGTTCGAACGTTTTCTTATATTCCGACGCGAATAGGAACTGATTAACGCCGCCTCCGATTAGATTCTTCTGTAGGTAATCCGGTAATTTATCCCAGTGGTGAAACGCGAATATCGAGCCTAGCCGTTCCTTCCGCCCTTCCGTCGCGATCCGTCCCATTAACTCCGCAAGTCCTTTCGACTCTACTTGTTCCGGTTCGTTAAATACGATGAAGCATCCGTGTTTCTCCTTATCTTCTTCGGACATCAAGAACCGCGTCATAAGCACTTTTAGCGTTACCCAATGCGCTAACGTGTTGCTGGCGTTCCCTAATTTCCGTTTAGGCATCCGGACGATAATCACCTTGCCTTCGCGCATCCACTTTTCGAAGTTTAATTCAGGTAACGGCGGTTGCGCGAATATATCATGTAACGTATCGTCGCCGAAGAACATGTTCAAGCGGCTTAATATTGCGTCGCATTTGTTGCCGAGTTCTTCGTTCGTTCCCCAGCGGATCAAGTCGTTCGCTAACCGCAGATTACCGTCCTTCATTAAACGTTCAATCGTATCTGCGCGGAATTCCTCTTCCTCGATAATCCGCTTGATATTATAGAGTGAACCGCCGGACGCCTTCGACGCTTCCGTTAAATAACGTTGTGACCGCGCTAATCCTTCGAGTTGCATAAAGTCGATCATTTCCGTGGCGAACCGCGAACCTCCTTTACGTCCTAACTTTTCGATAACCTCCGTTAAGTCCATCGGAATGATAAAGTCCTCATTTGCGAGGTCTAAGTCGATTATCTTATCCGGAGGTAGTAAGTCGCGGATGCCGTCCGCCATTCCTTTGTGACCCGGCTGGCATATCCAATCCGGAATAACGAAGGATATTCCGTGCTTCATTGCGCCTTCATAGACGAAGTTTTGAATCGCGTTATCCTTTCCGCTGCCTTGCTTGCCGATGAACGTGTATCCGGAATAGAAGTTATCCTTCTCGTTCGCCGGTAATCCGACGAGGAATTCCTTGTCTTTCACTTCCGCGTGACCGATAAGTAGGTTCCGCTTATTACGTAGCGCACTCGGAATAACCGTTTCAACGCGCGTCTTCGCATCCATTTCGTCGGCGTATTTAAGCTGTAAATCGCGTATTGGCATTTGTAACGCAAGCTTACTCATTTCGTCCGTCGATACGAGGTTTACATCTGCGTCATACTTCGTTTTAGACGATAGCTTCAACGTGTTCAGTTCGTCGATTACGTGCGCACCGGTTTTACGTCCGTTTAATTCGTTATTCTCTGCGATGTCGTTAAGCGAGATTGCTAACGTTTCGCATAGCGTTTCCCGCGTTAGTCTATCGGAGGAATGACCGGCGACTCGGATGCGCGATTTGAATACCGGAAGATTAATCTTTTCGAGACTAGCACCACTTAATTTCGTCGCGCTAATTTCGTCTTCCAACGTATACCCCTTTTCGATAACCTTCGTTTTCGTTACGTCCTTATCCGACTTGAAAAACGAGTTCGATATAGCTTCGATCGTATCCGTTAATAAGCTATTTACTTCGTTGATAAATCCGGCGAGTCCCGTCTTAATTATCGGTAACGCCTTCTTCGGACTGAAATTCGTACGCTGCGGAACTTTACCCTTCGATAACTTTTCACGCGCCCAAGACGCGTTCTTAATCCACTTCTGCCGGCTTTCGACTTCGTTGCAAATTGATAGACGTGCGATGTCGCCGTCGTGCTGTAGTTCTTCTACCGTCGTTAAAATCGAGGACATAGGCGTCTTCTTATCGTTTGAGTGCGTGTTTAGCGAGAATATATCGTGTCGGAGGTATTTCATATCTTGTATAACGGTATCATTTTCGGGGACGTGTATGTGGTCGATAGTAGTTTCTTTGAGCGTGACGTTCATCTTGTTTTCGAGTCTGCGTTTGAGTTTGACGGCTTGATATTCGGAAGTAGATACATAGAATTCAATCTTGCGCTCGCCGTTGACTTGCCGGAATATCACGTCGAACCACAAGTAATCCTTTTCGCGATAATGTAGTTTGAGTTTATTCCGTTCTAATCGGCTGCCTAAGTTATTGTACATTTCGTACATCTTATGAATTGAACGCCATAACCGCTTATTATTACCTGCTACGGTCGCGTGCGGAATTATGCGATACGTTATCATACGGTTTTCTTCATATTCGAAGTAGTCTTCGAGTTTTACCGTAACGATTTTAGGAGTCCGTTTATACCACGGCTTTTTAAGAATAGTTGGCTCGGATTCGGGCGCGCATATAATAGAAGGAAGTAATTCGTTTCGTAATGAAGGTAACATCGGTTCTCTTATCGCGATTTCATACAACGTAATCCTCCTTCGTTTATTTAGTCGCTAATATACAAACCGTTAAAATTAAGCCAGCAACCATAACGGATAACGGTTTCAACATACCGCCCCTACTCACTAAAGGCGATATCATAACGAAGGCTCCCGTTGCAAATACGCCATATCCGGCTATATCGGGCAACGCACCGACGAACCAAGTCCACACGTCGCTACCGACTTCTCTAAACCATCCGCCAATTGATTCCGCGACAGGCTTCGTAACCATTTCGTTGCCCTTTTCGTACATACGCTGTTCAAGTTGCTCCGTCTTCCAGTTTATCCAATCCCACATATTCGTACTCCCTTCAAATTGTTTTTAAGAAATCCCGAATATCCAACGCGTGTCTTGCGAGTACAAATCCGCAAGCAACCGATATGAGTAATTCTATAGCCTTTGTCCGATGACCGAGCATCCACGCGACACCTGTAAATACGATGATACAAGCCGCTGCGTAATCTAATCCGGTCATTAACGACTGCCATATGCGGTTAAACGTATCCGCCGCGCCGTCGTTAGCAAACGCAATAGTCGGAAACGTAGCCGCGAATGTGCCGACCATAGCCGGATAGAGCTTCTTAAACCGTTTACTATCCGGCTTATCAACTGTGTACATCTTGCCGTCGATTTCGATGACATCCAACACTTCGATTTTCGCCAATTAATTATCCTCCTTACGTTTATTTACGTTGATCCGTGGCATACTAACAGGACAGAACGAAAGGGAGTGACGATATGCACATTGTAATCGGACTAATAGTTGGCGCAGGATTAGGAATCCTTTCTAATTTAATCGGGGGTTAATGAAACAACTTCGGGCCGGATGTATTTCCGGTCTTTTTCGATTGACGCTGTTTTAACTCCGTAAGACGTTCAGCCGCAGTTTTCGGAAGGCTCTCCGAAGAACGTTCGGTATACGACGGAATAGTTGTCGTTGGTATTTCCGGTAAACCATTTCCTTTTGCTGCGATGTCTGCGAGGATTAACTTTTTTACATATCCCGAAAAGTTACGGCGAGCGACGTGTTTTAGTATTTTCTTATCGGTTTCCTTACTGCGATTAAAAGCGACCGGTTTGGAAAAACGATTAGGTACTGCCATTAGGCGTTTGCCTCCTTTTTGGTTATAGCGTATTGTATGCAACGATGTTAGCGATGATACCGATTTTATGTAATTAATCGCAAATAGCGATATTATGGGCGAAATAAAATCCGAAAGGGAAACGCCCTCCGGACTAGTCGTAAAGCTAATAGCGCTTGCTGCTATCTAGCTTATGCGTAACGTATGCAAAAGATGACAACAAAAAAGGCGACTGCCCAACGGAATTCAATCCGCCAAACAGTCGCCTTATCTATTACACTCGTTGAATCCGTACATCCTTCGCCTTACCTCGTAAAGCCTTCGCTACCGCGTCCGTTACATTCGCAACTACGCCGTACGCTCCGACTTGCTTACCGTCTACAATGACGCGATATACGTCGCCATCTGCCTTCGGTGCGGGCGCAGGCTTTGCGGGAGGCTTCGGCTTAGGTTTCGCCATTTCCGCCAATACCTCCGCTAGTTTTCGCTGTGACGCAGGCCCGAAGATGCCGTCCGCTGTAAGTCCGTATTTGCGTTGGAACGCCTTGACCGCCGTTTCCGTCCCGCGACCGAATGAGCCGTCGACTGCGAGTTTGTATCCGACTTTATTCAAGTCCGCCTGTAACGCCGTAACTAGTACGCCAGTATCGCCGTAACGTAAATCGTACGGTGCTTTCGGATTAGCCACTTTAACAACGCCTCCTTTTACTTCCGCTATGAATTGCGCCCAGTTAACGCCTTTCGAACCGTTGCGCAGATTCGTCGGGCAATTCTTCCCGCTCCATCGGTTATGCTGAACGACGTTAGTGAGCGGGATATTCTCCTCCGCCATAATCTTACGGACAAGCGCCGCAGCGTTATCGACTGCCTTACGGAAATCTCCGTCGCTATTAACGCAGATTTCTATTCCGATAGAATTCAAGTTACCGCTGCCCCTGCCGTCACCCGCGTGGAAACATTGCGCTGTATGCGGAAATGATTGTATCGCCTGCTTATCGTCGACTTGCCAGTGCCACGACGCCGAGAATCCGTTAGTCTGTAAATTAGCGTGTGCTTGCGCATTTGCACCCTTCGCCGTATTCGCCGTTTCGTGTATCGTAATATACTTGCGACCGTTTGTACCGCCATAAGTTCTCGCTGTGCTTGCGACGAGTTGTCGTTTAATCGCGACCATTATACGTCATCCTTTCGTGGCTTATCGTAAGTCAACGCTTGTTTCGAATCCGATAAACCGGAAACAGTCGGATCGGGGATTGCGTTATATACCGATACAACTATTGTGAAGAATACATACGGATTTAATACCGCGTCGATTATTACGTCCCATAATGCGCCCCACGTCGTCAAGTCCGCGCCGGTTATTCCGAAGTAGGCTCCGATTGGAACCGCGATTGCGAGAAACACTTGCGCCCAAAACTGCGTATTCTTAGCGCGTACCTTCCAGTTAATTTTCATAAATTACCGCTCCCTATCGTATTATTTGATTAACGCTTTCGATACCGAAGTAGAATAGTAGCGCTGCGATGACAAGCGCTGATACAACCTTCCACCAAAAGTTTTTATGTCGGGTTAATTCCGCTTCCCTGTCGCCGTCCATTTTATCGCGAATGTAACGTGTATCGCTTTTAATTTCGCCGAGCGTTTCTTTTAACATCGATATCTCTTGATCCTGTAGTTTATCCGACATTTGTAAATCGCGGATATCGTCCTTCATTCCGAGTTGATTCGTATTCAACCGGTTGAGGACGCCTTTCATATCGGTAATATCTTGATTGACGCGTTCCCGCCATATATCCATAGCTTCGTCAGTCCCTTCGCCCATTTCGTACCCCCTAGATGTTGCGGTATTTGTGCGCACCGCCTATACTATAAATACGCCGTCTGCGAGTACCCTGCGTATGACGGCGAGGGGAGGCGTGAACTCCCCGTTTATTTTTACGGACGCAAAAAGAACGCCGTGTGAGGGCGCTCTCAATTCCGTTATCTTGAATTCAAGTAATCAACATAATGTTCCAAAGATACATTACCAAGTAATTCTGTATCTTTTTCTTTTTCTTACTTGTTCAGCGTTATCTTTTGATTCGTTTGATTCAGAATGTGGATTAGCAATTTCCCTTCTATATTCAAAATTCTGCCTCTGTATCATGCCAACAATGAAACAAAATATATTAAAATAAGTGAACCAACCTTGTATAACAGGTTCTACCATAAAAGTAATAATAAACGCTGTAAATAACGCAATTACTATACCCTTTAACACTACAGGGTGATTGTATCTACGAAACGTAATTATCGAGCCAATAGAAATTAACGTAAATAAAACTAAGACAGCAAAAGGGAAAAAACCGCCTTCAAATGCAACATCAAGCCATAAGTTATGTGCATAATTTAACGGAATTAAAGTTTCCTTCCCTCCCATCGGATTTTCAAATAAACCATTAAAGGTCAGTTTCCAAGCAAGTACTCTCGAATCTGAACCGATGTCTGTCGATTGCAACCTAGCATAAAGTAAGGTGTTTTCCCAGGCAAATCTGAGCCCAAACATATTTTGATCGAAAAGGTATTTAAATATTAACAGAAAGAACGCGGTTGAAAAAATACCCGCAACTTTCTTTAAACTAGCTTTTCTAACAAATAACGTAGTTACCAAAAATGATAATACGATTATCGCGAAACCAGACCGATTTCCTAATTGCAGTACACAATAGGTTGCCGCTACAAAACTGAGTAAAGCCATTATTCTAATAGTATTATTATGCTTATCCTTATTATCCTTCAAGAACACTAAAGGGAGCATAGCTAACCCAAAAGATAATAACGTATTTATTCCTGTTGCTGTGATAAAACTATCGTCCCAAAAATTCATTACCAGCCTCTGACCCCCGAATGTCTTAATTGCAGAAGTCATATCACCATAAGTGAGTACAGTATTCAACAAACTTAAATAGCCGAATAAAGTAAAGGACACGATAACCAAGATTAAATACTGATACATCTTTTTGTATTTACCGTTAGTTACGATATACCCCATCACATATAACGTAAAAGGATATATTAGGTACAATAAGATGGTGCCATTTGTACTGAATTTGTAATAATACTGAACTAAGGCATAGATGATGCTGAAAACCATAAGTGTTGCAAGAGTTATTGTAAATCTAGTGTTGTATTTAAACCTAATCAAATAAATACACATTACCGGGAAAATAAGTAGAGGAATGTAAACCCCCACATTTAAAAAATTAATACAATATAACACCAAAATAAGCATAAATACCAGGTCTTTGTAGCTGATTGCCCGTAGATTGTCTCTCTTTGTTAATATATCCAAGTTCACGTCCTCATTTCCGCATAACTTTGTCTACTAAACTCTAGTCTACCAAAGCGCAAATGAGTTTGGTAATTTTTTCATTAAATAGTTCTTCCTACAAGCGTATTACTTCACCCTAAATTCTTTAAGAAATAATAAATCGGCTTAGACATCTCATCATACCCCGCATCATTTGGATGTACCGCATCGCTGATATGCGATTCCGTGTTTAATTGTGCATGTATTGGTACAAGGTATAAATTTTCTAACTCTCTATTGTCATACTTAGCAATGAATTGTCGCAACCACTCGTGATAAACTGCTTTATATCTCCAACGTGTCTGACCCGCGCCATACGCAGAACCAAATGCGGTCTGTGTTGCGTTTGGTGGTATCGTTACCATCAAGGCGATTCTGATTGTTGAACTAAACGCTTTAATGCTCGCTATGATAGTTTCAAAGTGAGCCAATATCGAAGGTACTCCCGCTTTTGCTTCTTCCACAGTTGCGTAATTGAAAATGTCATTAATACCTAAATGTATAAACACATAATCTAGGCTTGAATACCCTTGTTGGTTCATGTAATACGCAAAATCAAACTTGGAAGTTGTGGGATTCCAAAAAGCGTTTGTTGTCCCTGCCAATGAAGCGGACTTTGTATAAACAGCACCACTCCAACCACTTCTCCCTTCGTGTAGATTAGGAGTCGTCCCTCTTGTTCCAAATAACTGTACATTCATCGAGTCCCCCACAAAAGAATCCAACAACGCTTGCGTATACTTTCCAGCATTTGTCGTGCTATCTCCGATGAATAATACATTTTTAGTACCCGAACCATTTGTAGTGGATACTGTTTTCAACGTAACCCCCTTCGATGCAACTCTTTTCTGCCCGTCATAAGCTTCGATTGTTATAGGTAACTCTCCCGGTGTCCCCGACAACGACCCGACCCGTTTATCATAATGAATTCCTCTAGCGCTTATCACATCAATGTTATATTCACTTGCTTCGTGAATAATATTGTCGAAGTATATATTTAATGGTTTGCCTTCTACCGCATAAATTTTATTTGGTAAGTCAATCAGTAGGTTTTCTTTGCCTTCTTCATCTACGGGCTTTGAAGATAAATATTTGGACGGTATTACGGGCTGATAAGGTGCATATGTGGAAGGTAAAGTATCACCTTTCACCAACATCTGAGTGTCTAAGTTCGTTAATAGTACCGACACCCTTAGATATTTAGCGTTTTCTGGCGCTGTAATAATCGGTGTCATTTGTGGCGCTGCCGGATTAGCGATGTAAATTTTGTTCGCATCATACCATGAAAAATGTTGGTTGATATTATTTCTAATATATCTACCGGAACCAATAACTTCTATAAAGTCACTATACGTGAACCCCGCACTAGCCAAAAGAGAGCCATTTAAATACGATACATATTGTCCGGCTGTCGTTTTAGTTTTATCAAACAAGTTAACTGATTCCAAGAAACCCAATTCGTTAGCATTGATCACAAAGTTTTCAAACGCTGATTTATCCAACCCTTTGATTAAATCCTTCTGGATTTGCCATTGAAAAGGAATATAATATGATGGTGCTACTTCATTCTTGACTACAGTTAATGTGTTATTACGTGTAGCAAGTAAGTGAATCCTCATATAATATGCCCCAGACGGAACTGATAACGTCGTGACGTTTACTCCCGTAACAGCACTAATAAATGAATAGTCAACAGTGTAAAATGCATAACCACCTATCGGTAAAGATGTGTTTATCGTATCCCCGTGATTAACCTTTATATAATCCGATGTACGCCATGTTTCATCTGCTCTAACAGTCCCGTCAGCAGTTAATAAATAACCACTTTCAGCACTGTCTTTATCGTATATATTTCTTGAGTCCACAAAGGAGGCTTTTCTTTCCGTGATTATATCATCAGCAAGCGTTTGAAGTATAGGAGCATTACCATTTATTTGTTGCTTCAATGTATCAGAAACGTCTGATTCACCAATTAGAACTGACTTTTTTCGAACTTCTGCGTCATTCGCCTTTTCCGCCAACTGTTGATTAACTTTATCGAGTCTAGCGTTAAGATTGACCTCTCCTCCGCGCGCTTGCACGACCTCCGGATTATTACTTCCAGCTTCCGCAATCACCGCGTCAAACTGATCGCGTACTCCTTCCGCAACTACCTCGGCGTGTTCCGCTTTATCGACCGCTACGACTACCTTCGCGTCCATATCGTCGAATTGTCGCTGAAACTGCTCGACGGTAATCGTATTTACGTCGGTATATCCGAGGTTATCGAGCGACGGCGTTATTTTCAAACGTAAGAAGTCGTCCGCGGGGAACTTCTGCGTCTTGCCGCCGACTGTAGACGTGAATTCTACGCGCATCCTGTCGCCGTACCCTACGTCTTCCGTTACGGTAATTCCGATGCGTCCTTCGCCGAGTATCTGCGCCGTTCCTTCGTGGACGACTCCGCCTGCTCGTTGCGCGATTTTATACGTAACCGCTGAACCCGTTAAATCTACGAGATTTCCCTCGCCGTCGAACAGGTTAAATTCGAGTGTGAAGTCGTGTCCTTGCTTAATGATGTTACCGCCTTTAATTAGCGTCACCTTCGTTATAGGTTTGTGCATTTTATACGTCCACCCTTCCCGGATTAATCCGTATCAATTTCGACCGCTCCCGCGTCCGTTTGTTCCCTCGTTTTCATCAGTTCAATCTGCGAATGAGCGAGGTCTAAGTCGAGCATAAGACCCGCTATTCTACGGCTTTGCTTTTCTACCGTCATCTTTAATACGGCTTCTAACTCCGTATCTTGTTGCGATTGCGCTCCGTCTATTTCCGTCATTTCATCGCTCCTTCTAATGCGTCTATTTTCTCGATAGCTTGCTTTAATCCTCGGAATAAGAATCCGACAAGTCCGTAAATACCGAATCCATCGCCACGCTCCGAATACGTTTCGTAAGGCATTTCGTCGAGCATTAATCCGAGTTGCTTCTTCGTATGAGAACCTTCGTTTACGCGGTTGTATAAATAGGCGTCTGCGTTACGGATAATGTCGAGTACGTCGATATCATATACGTCAATATTTCGTTTATTTTCGCGTACCGACGTATCTGTAATAAACTCCCGCGCGCGAACCGGACGGTATGTTGTTTCCGTCCCACGTACCGTGACTTTTACTTCGCCGCCGCCCGCAGGACGTATGAAGAAATCAACGCCATCCCCCGTACCTTTATCGATAAAGTCACCATAGTATCCTAGCCCTCTGTATGCGACGTACGTAGACGTGCCGCTATTGTTTACAGCTCTAACTTCACCTGTTGCGTTTGGGCGCAAGAATAGATTGTCGGAAGCGCCCGAAAGATTATTAACGTCATACGTATTTGCCTTAACGCTTTCAACACGGATTGGCTGATAGATGTCCGTCGTGCCGTTTAACGTAACGCGTAATTCCCCCGCGCTTAACGGTCTGGCGTATAAATTAACCGCACTTGCTCCGGTGCCTGTGTTTATGTTCCAAAAGTTTCCGTAAAATCCGGATGCTCTTAATGGAAGGTAACGATAACTTCCGATTAAACCGTCGCCCGGAATATCGTCATATTCGACAACCCGTGCTTCACCGCTCCTTGACGCTAGATATACATTAGTTTGCGACGTTCCAAACGCTGAACTTGTTACTAATGTCGAATCCGCTTGGAATCGAATATCCCCGCCGGCATTCCGTCCATAAAATCCGCTAGGCGACATTTCGACGTACCTTCCGTTAGATTGCAGTAAATGGATATTTCCGCCAGTAATCGTCATTTCGTCAGCGCCGGAAATCGAACGGAATGTACTTCCGTAAATCTCGACACCTTCGATGACGATTCCGCGAAGTGTCCCCGCAGTAATAACGTCTGCAACGATACCGTCGCCTGTTACCGCAGTCCTAAACGAATTCCCGCCGTCGTTAGATATTCCGATACCTGCCGATGTAAATACCGTCAGCTTATTAGGATTGTTCGGATCGCGCCCGATAATCCCGTTGTTAAACTCCAATTCCGTCTGTGCCGACTGTAGCGCTAATGTCGCCGCTCTTACTGCTTCGTCTAACGCACTGAACGGTAATTCCGTACGCCCTTCGATTAAGTCGTTAATGCGTCCTATTGCCGATGTTAGATTCGATTGATGTCGCTTAGTTAACGAATCCGAGCCTAGCGTTAATTTCAAGTCGATAACGTTACCGCGCCAATCCTTGACGACCGTAATATCGCTAACGCGCACTTCTACGTCTAATCCGATACGCTCGTCGATAAGGAATACGCGGTCGCCTAATTCCGGCTGCGCTAACGCGTAGCCTTGTCGCCTTAAATCGTGTATGTCCGCAGATACGCTAATCTTTAAAGATTCGTTGACTAACGTCTTCAATGCGTTGTCCATCGTCGTTTCGTCCGTAACACGTCCGTCGTAAATCGGAGGCGCGTGACGTATTCCGACGATGTCCGCAATAGGTGACGTGTATTCACGGGTTAAAGCCGCGTTTTCTTCGTCGCCTTCTTCGTAATCGCCGAAACCTTTAGCGTACGTCCATAACGCAGTAGCATCGATTTCCTCGATGATATTAGACGCGTTAAGTCGATAACGGTATTGAAACGATGTGTCGCGTCCTATTTGCGATTCAAGGTAAACGATCTTTCCGCTTATGCGGAATTCCGCTTTATATCGCTCTAACGCACGTTTGAACGTCGCCAATTTAGTGTCGCCTTTACCGAAGCCTTGCCATTGAACCGCTGTAAACGCGTCGACGATAACGAAGTTAAAGCCGGTATCCGCGAAGATTAACGTAAAGGCGTCGTGCGCCGTCATATGCGTATTGTATTCTTCGTAAATCCGATCATTGTCGAATACGTCGAAGAATAACGGGACTGCGATAACACTTGCGATTAATTTATCGCCTTCGCCCGCCTTCTTTACGTAGACGACTTTATACTCAACGCCGTCATCGTCGATAACGTTCCACATTTCCGTTAAGTTGTCGATAAATAATTCATTAACCTTCGACGGCTCTATGGTAAACGCTATTGACTGATTGCCGTTTCTTTCGCCTTGCCACTCCGTCGTGGCTTCGAGTAGGTATTCGTTGCCGACTAAATCTCGTACATACATCCGCGCACCTCCTTACAGATAATAATGCGGATATTCAAACTTTATTTTTGCGTCAAATGTTCCGACGATTTCGAAATCGTTCCATCCGGGTGACAACGTAATTACGCCTTTATCCGTCTTCCGTATAATATCCAGCCCATTGGACGTAATTCGTGCGCCGTCGATTACGATGTCTTGCGTCGCTATATTGTCGTTGATTCGGATTGAAGAACCATTCGTAATGTTCCGCATTTCGAAATGTCCAATGTTACGCGTCGAGTCGCTAATCGTAATCTTTAACTGTTGCTCAAACGGATGAATCTCGACGTTGCCTTCGTTCACAAGGCGAAATTCCGGTAGGGTAAATGTCTGCGATATTACGTCCGATTCCCCGAAAGGAAGTTCCGTAGTTTCGAAGACTAATTCGCCGAATCCGTATTTAAACGATTGTTCGATCGCGAAGTCGTTCACTAACCGGACTTTATACTTACGGTCATTTACCGTCACGTTATCGCCTGTCTGATAAACGTCGCGCCGCATTTCTCGGATATAAAACGATTGCAGTCCGCCGATTATTCCGAATAGCGTGTCGCGCTTCGTCGCATAATCGAGCATATCATCGGACTTATAATAAAAAGGAACGCTAATCGTACGCGTTCCGTAAGTCGCTCCGTAGTCTATCGTTCCGTGACGCCCGTCCGACGTGCCATAGCGCGGGATTATAGGAATTGACGATACTACGAAATCCCGCGCCGTTACACCGTAATCAGCGAGCGTAAACGATTGTCCGTCCGTTCTTTCTATCATAACGTCCATTAATCGAAATACCTCCTTACCGTCGCGTCTACCGCATTGCCGTCATTAACGTGCGGTCTAACGATGCCCCCGACTTTCTGTCCGTCCATTTCGACGACTAGATTCGTCAACTTACGCTCTAACGACGCTATTGCGCCGACTAACATCGAGTCGCGCTGATTGACGTTTACCTCGCCGGATAACGCTGCGGACAGACTGCGGTAATCTGCGTTAGGCGTTGCGTAGGATAAATCCGGCTTGATAGTCGCAGATTCCGATAAGGCTTGCGCCGACTTCGTTACTGCGCCATTCATTCCGTCGATACCTATTGCGAGACCTTCGCCGAGATTGACTCCGTAGCCCTTGAATAGACGGGATGGCGAGTTGATTCCGAAGAAGCTAGTTACCGTGTTTTTAATGTTAGTCGCGATATTCTTAACGGCTTTACCGGCTGCGCCAACCATCGAGCTAATGCCTTTGATAAGTCCTTTGATGATGTCCTTACCAATCTGCTTTAAATCAATCTCTTTAAAAAATTTGACGATATTATTCATGATTTTAATAGCAGTCGCTTTAATAGAGTCCCAAGCGCCTTCCCAATCTCCTTTTATCAAATACATTACTGCATCGATTATTCCGAGGATGACATCCATCGTTTGACGTATCACTGTCTTAATAATCCCCCAAGCGACCTTGATGATACCGGTAATGATCGGCCAAACGATTTGGAATATCCCTTTGATATAGCCCATAATCAACTTAATAACTTCCCATATATTCTTGAATGTCCCGCTAACAACCGCCATAATCGCCTCGCCGTGATTATCCCAAACCGCCTTAATCTTTCCGAGGATTTCCTTGATAAAACTCCAAACCTCGGTTATTACTGTCTTAACGATTCCCTTAATAAATTCGAGCGCTTCCGTAAAGCCTTCCTTAATCTGTTCCCACACTTCGAGGACTCCATCGCGGAACCATTCCACGTTGTTATACGCCCATACAAAAGCAGCTACGAGTATCGCAATAACCGCAACAACGCCGGATATAATAGCGATTGTTTTCAAGAGAACTAACGACGTAGTTCCGAAAACAGTTGCAATTGCCGCGAAGCCTGTGAGTATCGACGGTATGAATCCGATTAATAATAGTATCGGGCCGATGATTAACGCTAGAGCTGCGACCACTGCTAATATTACCGCTATTGTAGATTTAGTTCCTTCGCTTAATCCGTTAAACTTATCGGCTAACGATTGGACAAACCCCGCCATACTCTTAACTAGCGGGAGCAACGCAGTTCCGATGGAGATTGCGATTTCTTCGAAGGCTGACGAAAGATTCTCCATCGCGCCTTGCAAGTTATCCTTCATCGTATTACGCATTTCTAAGAGCGCTCCGTCGGAATCCTCGACTTTACCTTTTAATTCTCCGTACTCGTTTCCAAGTCCTTCGATCATTGCGTTAAATGTTTTACCGTGGTTAAGTCCGGCTAACTGCGTCTGATAATGCGCTTTTTCTGCGTCAGTCATTTTCGATAGTTTACCGCGTACTTCCGTTAATACCGTTTCCATCCCGCGGAAATTACCTTCGGAGTCGAACGCTGAAACTCCTATTTCCTTCATCGCCTTTGCAGCGGGCCCTGTTGAAGCCGTCATTCTCGTCATAATTGCGTTGATTGCCGTCCCTGCTTCGCTCGCTTTAAATCCTCGGTTTGCTAATACGCCTAAGAATGCTGTCGATTCCTCTAAAGGAACGTTAAATCTATCGAATGTACCTCCGGCAATAACGAACGCTTCCATAAGCGCGTCGATGTCCGTGTTTGAGTTAGCCGCTGTTGTAGCGACTTTATCGAGATATCCGTCGAGGTCTTGTACTTCAAGTCCGAGTCCAGCCATACTATCCGTTACAAGATCGGAAGCCCTTCCGAGGTCTAATGCGCCTGCTTCCGCTAAGTGAAGAATCGGGCCAATTCCGCCCATCATCTGTTGCGTATTCCACCCCGCGAGCGCCATATACTCAAGTGCTTCGGCTGATTCGGTAGCACTGAACGACGTGCTTGCGCCCCAATCTCGCGCCGACTGCGTTAAGTCGTCTAATTCCTTACCAGTAGTCCCGCTTATCGCCGCTACCTTAGACATTCCGCCTTCAAAGTCCGCTGCCTTTTTAACGGCGTAACCAAGACCGGCGGAAATCGCTAAGCCCGCTCCTGTAACTACTTTGCCCGTCGACTTAAACGCATCAAACGTTTCTTTATTCGCCGATGTAAAGTCAGTTAACGACTTATTCGCGTCTTTCATTTTCCGACTAAAATCGGTAATGTCCGCTCCTACGCGGATTAATATGCTATCGCTCAATTAATGCGTCACTCCTTTCCGACGCCTATTCCTTCGGTAAATTCGTAAGTTGCGCAAGCCATTCGTTCGTGCGAGCGGTCTTTTCCTTCATGTCCGCCAAATCCGCCGTCTTAGTTTCGGACTCGCTACGACGCTTAAATAAGTCGCTCGCCTTTAGTCGCTTAGCGTGATACGCTTGTCGCATCATCATCGCTTCGTTCGCCATACGCTCATATTCGTCAGCTTGACGTTCCCCCTGCGCCCGCAATTCAATCGTAAACTCGCGCGGTGTTAACGATAATGTCTCACTTGCGGATAATCCGAGGTATCGCCTACCGTCAAATATCGCCTTCTCGACTTCGCATAAATCCGAATTTACTTCAGAATTTCGTCTAGCGCCGCTCTTGCTTTCTTGTCCTTCGATAGCAACTTCGTTACTACCGCTTTGTAGAAAAAACTATCGGTAACTACCTCGTTCGACAGGCGTAATATACCTTGGAAATCGAGTTCTTCCGTTGCCATAGCTTCGGATATAGCGTCTTCAATTACGTCTATCGCGAAGTTTTCCTTCGTATGCAATAACGCCGCTTGTACGATATGCGGAAATGTATCCAAATCGCCTTGTATCGCTTTTCCGATTAATTCGTATGAGCCACCTTCGTATAGTCCGTTCAGACGCTTAACGCCCGCCCATTCCAGACGCAATTCGTATTCTTTTCCGTTAACTTTAAATGTCGCCATATATCGTTAATCCCCTTTTTACCGCCGGTAGGCGTAGTTGTACGGGTAGCGCCCGTCATTCGTAAGTAAAAGCGGACAATTAAGTCCGCCGTTGTCAATCTATCGTCGTTGCGCCTTCCGGTACTTCTACGAGCGTTTCCACCGACGTATTGCCGATTAGTTTCGCGTCAAACGAATATGTCGCCGATTCGTCATCCGGATACTCTACGTCAAAAGACGATAGCATGTATTTTCCGACTTTCGCTTCGAGCGTATTAATATTGATTTCGAGGATTTCCGCGAACGTTGCGTCGTCAATATGTTTTTCGAGTTGCGTAAGGGCCGGATCATCGTCGGACATAAGTCCTTCGAATGAAATCGTTTCTTCTTTCTTCCCGTAATCTGTCCCATCGATATCCTTCGTAGATATTTCCAGTTCTTCGCGAGTCTTCGAACGTCCTCCGCTTGTTTGATACAAAACGCGTAGCGTCTGTTCTGCGGATAGTTCGTCTTCAAAACGTACCGCGAATACTACCTGTTGCCCTTTTATAATAGCCATCCGTTAATTCCCCCTCGTTATTTTCCGTATTGATTTACGTCGATTTCTACGTCGAAATAAACCCTATGATACCGCGATAAATCTTCGATGTTATCCGCATTAAACGGTACTTCCGCCGTTACATCGCACATAAAAAAGCCGTCCACTACTGCGGGCGACTTCTCGTAATTTACATACGGTATTTTGTCGTAAAGTAATATCCGACTTATTGCGGTTTGATGCCGTGAACGCGTAGAGCCAGAACTCGCGAACAATCCGATTTGAAACCGGAATGTCGTCTGTATTGCTTCGCGCTGTTTCGCTAATATCTCGTTGTTATTCTGCATTTGCTCGATGGTGATAAACGGATTCTCCGCCGGTAGTTTCATACCGCTTTGATGCCATACGACGGGCAATCCGGTAGCTGTCCGCAAATGCGTTATTAATGAAGCGTGTAAACTGTATTGCATCGCGTCACTCCTTCGTTATTTCCCGTAATATTGCTTCGCGGTATGGCGTCCGGTTATTCCAAACGGCTTTCCGGATAAAGCCTTTCTTCGTCTTATGCTCGTATTCTTGTCGACGGGCGTATTCGAGTGTGCTTCCGAAAGTCCATACGCCTTTTAATCCGTTATCGCGTTCCGGACTTGCCGTAATTGAATTCTTAAGGTAGGCATCCAATACCGGAGCCGCTTCCGCCGCTTCGTTCGCCATCTTCCGCGTGTACGTTTCCGTAACCTTGTCGACGGTTTCAAGCGTCTTATGTCCGGCAAACTCGCGGAACTTCTTTTCGAGCGCATCTCCGCCAAGTATCTTTATATCGAGTTTCATACGGTTCGCCTCGCAATCATTTCGTATCGATTACGCTCGCCGATACCTTTTTTATCAATCGCGATTATCACGTAGGTAACACCGTCATGTCGTACGTATTCGATTAACTCCGCAATGTCCGCGATTAAGTCGATTTCAACCGATATCTGAATATCGCCCTTCTCGTAGATAATCCCGTTATCTGTGTAACGATCACTTCCGCCTTGTGCCGATGATACTTCGGTAACTACGGATAAGACGTTGCGCTCAACGATCACTTCGTCCGTTAGCTCGCCGGATATATCGTCGTATACGCCGGTCTTGTAACTGACCGTAATATTGCGTTGTCTTCCCCGTTTAATTTCGCTACTTGCTTCGCGCATGTACGCGATATCTGCATCCGTTAACATGCGTTATAACCACCTTTCGTCGAGGACGTAGGTAATGTACGATGTACAGTTCGGATGTGGTGAATAAATCTCGTCGTCAGACGGTTTATAAACTCCCGCACCCTTTCCGTATTTATCCGCGTTTGCTAATTCGTAGCATCGGTGAGCATCGTGATTTCGATGTCCGGGACGGTCGTTAATCCGTACCCACTGAACGACTTCCGATTCCCTTGCGCTAAACGCCGTAGCTGTCCGGTAAGCCGTCGAGCCTTCGGTTTGCGCGAGTCTACGAATCTTCCACGTTTCGTTATCGTGAACACGGCGAATCTTCGGTATCATCGTCGACACGCCTTCGCCTCGTAGAATAGACGAGCGGATAACGGACGATAGTTCGTCGCGCATCTCTCCGCTCAAATCCCACACGCGGTCGGATAGCACAAGACCGTCGCTTCCGAATCGCTTCGTTACATAGCGGAAGACATTCCGGTTTACCTTGTCGAACGAAGAAACGCCGATGCCGACACTTCCGATAGTTGATACGATTCCTGCGTTAACCCTGCGCGTAGTCCATTCGCTAGTATTCGTTATGATTTCGTCGAAGGCTAGTACGCCGTGTTCCCGTAATAATCGTTCTATATCGTCCATATCACGCATAAGCCGCCCGATTCGCTGTCGCTTGATAACGCCATCACTTCCGGCATATTCCGTTAGTAAGTCCGATAACTCTACGCGTACCCTTCCGATTTCCCGTATAGCGAACGCCTGCTGTTTTTTATTGAGTGCGTTGTAGTCCGTGGATAATCGTTTGAATATGCGGTCAAGTTCCGCTTGTGATTTAACCGCCGTCATAACCGATCACGTCGTGGCATTACGGCAAACGACGATTTAAACACCAAGTCCTGAACGTCTAACTCCGCTTGGTACTCATCGCGGAATAACTTCGCAAGTTCGCGGTATTCCTTCGATATCATCGTCTTGTCGACCGATTCTTCGCCGTCCGTAAATTTAAAGTATGACGCCGCGTTGATAGCGACGAGTGTCGCCAGTTCCGCAGACGCATACGATAGTAGCTTGTTATAATCCGTCAGAGGTACGTCGACGCTCGTTTGATATCCGAACATGCCAAACGTATCCTCCAAGGTATCCGTCACTGCGTCGATAGGCAACGCTGTAACTGCGTCAAATCTTCGTATCAAGCGCTGTGACATCTGCTCAAAAGTCGCCATATACGCACCTCCTTCGGTTATTTATCTTTTGACGCTGGCTTCCGTTTCTTAGGCGCAGGCTTGGCAGCTTTCGGCGCTGACTCCGATTTAGTAGCCGGCTTCGCCTTCGCTTTAGGTTCGGGAAGTATTTCGACGTAGCCGAGTCCTTCGTAATACTCCGCCTCGTCTTTCGATAGTTCGATTGTTGAGCCGATGGGACGTCCGTCAAACGTCGCCCCGACCGTCTTAACTTTTACCGTCAACTTATTCAGCCGCTACGTCAGCGTGGAAGATTAAGTCCGGATTTTCGATAACCGGTACGCCTGCCGCTGCAACGCGGATAACCGATTGGATAGGCTCGAACAGGTCGTACGCGCGAAGGTCGATTCCCGGCTTATAGTCGTTCTCAACCGTTGGCCCGAATAGATATTGACCCGCTCCACGTGATGCGAATACTACGCGATACTTCGGTAAGAATTCGATAACTTCGTCGTTACCCGTATAGATGTCTTTTACCGTAATAGAACGTTGAGCCTGTACTTTAACGTTAGGCAAGCCGTAACCCGCTAGTACGTCGTTTACTTCGTTAACAGATACGCGAGTAAATACACCGCTGTTACCGCGCGCTTCCGTGATGATTTCTTCGTTCGTTTGTAGTAACGAAAGTGCTTCGCGTGACATAATGATAGCGTCCGCTGATTTACCGTTCTTCGTCACATACGCGTCGTTCCATGCGATTAAATCCGATAGAGGTTTCGCAGTAGCCGCAGTCCAAGCGTTTGCTCCGGACTTAACGTCAGGTGCGTCAATACCGAAACTTACGTTAATTTTAACGCCGTTCTTGTTGTACGCGAATGTACCTTTTAGTAGCGCCTCAAGTTTAGATACGTCTACGCGCTTGTTAAGTGCGTTTACTAGGTCAGCCGCTTTAACCGTTAACTGATCGACCATAGCCGACTTTTCTGCGTCCGAGCGTGCTTGGTTAAGCGCAAGTAGTTCTTCTTCCGTCGCGATATATTTAAGTCCGAGCTTTGCAACTTCGCCCATTTTATGAGCTACTGCGTCACGGTCAATTACAGGTGGTTCAGCACCGTATCCGATATATGCTGCGATGTGATTCGACTTCTTAACGATGTCGTATGCGAACGTAGAACTAAACGTCTGTCCGTTCGGTAAAAATTCGTCCGCCAGTGATGGCGCCGTGTCACCTTCGATAAGTGTTACTAATCCGCGTAAAGCGGGTTCTTGCATCTCTAATAGATGGGAAATTCCAGCCATAATAAAAACTCCTCCTAATATTATCCGTTATATTTTTGTTAGTATTGCGTTATTTTAGATATGCGTTACATAGCGAATTTGTGGATTAGCCGCTTTAAATTCTGCTGTTGGTGCGTCTGCTAATTTAGCTTCGTAAACACTCCCGCGAACAATCAGTTCTCCCGCGATAAGATCGTTCTCACCGTCGTTATTGAAATCGACGTTAAGAATTCCGTAGTTATCGAAACCTTCAACAGCGCTGAATGGCTCGTACTTCCCGCTCGTCGTATTACGTGCGATTAGCTTTCCTACGTCGTGATAACCTGTCGCGAACGCAGTAGAGTCTAGCGTTGCGCCTCCCTCGATAAATTGAAGATGTTCAGACGCGAGAATGTTCTTTCCGCCTGTGAAACCTGTTTCTGAAAATTTCGGTGTGTATAAAGGCATGATATTTTTTCCTCCTAGTTTTGTTTTCCGTTATGATAAACGGTGTTTAATTCGTTCGTACATCGCCTTACCAATTTCCGTACCGTCCTTCTGTTCCGGTTGTTTCCGCGCGCCTCCGCCTGTTGCCGGATCAACGTAAGCCGGTGTCGGTGGTGCTACCGCTTTAAATCGTTCAACTGACGCCATAACTTCATCGTCATCGTCGCCCGTAATAAACGGCATTACATCCGCTAACTTGTCCGCGGGATAACCCGCTTCAATAAGTAGCGCCTGTTTCTTCGTTGCTAATTCGCTTGCCTTCGCCTGTAATTCGATTTCCGCAATGCGTGCCTGCGATTGTTCGTAGAGCGTTTTAAACTCCGAATCTTCTTCGAGTTTCTTACGTTCCGCTTCGTCTTTCGCGTCTTGAATCGCCTTGTCCGCCCTAGCCTTCTCGCGCGCTAAACGCTCGCCTACAATGCGGTCGATGTCCGCTTGCGTATACTTCGGTTCTGCCGGTGGGTCGACTGGCGGGTCTAACGGTGGCGTTGGTGGGTCAGCCGGTGGTTCCGCGAAATGCTGTAAGTCTAAGCGTAGTAATTTCGGTGTTTCAAGGCGCAATGCCTCCGGTGTTTCTAGTTTCATATCGTATTCCTCCCGTGTTTTAACGCCGTCGCGTATTTGTCCGAGGCAGTTTATCGACATGTTCGTATCGGTCTAGGCTTGCGCCGGTATTACGTTTATTCTTCGCCGCCGTACGGGTCGCTACGTTGCTGCGCCCTACTGCGTTCGTTTTCGATTTCCTGTCGTTTAATCGCCGTGTTCTCGACGCCCGCCCGTGCTAATGCGCCCGCTTGCGATTCAATGCCTGCGTCCATTTCTAACGTTAATAGTTCGACGAGTTCCGCTCGATTATCCGGTAATGGTAACGCAAATTTGATTTCGTGTTCGTAGTTATCGCCGATAAGCGTTAACACTGACTTGTCGTATCCGAATGTTCTTTCGCTTGTCCGCGCCTGTAAATAGCGGATGGACTTTTCGTGTAATTCGTATAACCGCGGTTCCCACGATAGCCAGTGTTCTTCCGTTTCTTGGATGACATCGTGAAACATAACGTGTAATGCGTCCGCGTTAAGTCCGCCGAAATTAAGTTCGCTAATCGACATCTGCGGTATCGACGTGATTTCGTGTAAAGCGCCTTTCACGCGGTCATACTGCGACTTGAACGCTTCGTTCCAGCGGAATCCGCCTTCTACCTTCTTAACGTCCGGCGTAAGGTCGCCTGTACCGGTGATCCCGATAACTGCGCCAGGTGCAATCTCCATCTTCTCCGCCGCGCCTTCCGGCCCGTTAATAATCGCGGTAATCCCGAACATTTCGAATTTAAGCGAATCAATCGCATCCTCGTTCATCGCGTTTAATACGTCCGTCTGCGAACGCATATCGTCGATTTCCGAGTTAACCGCCGGTTCGCCCGCGAGTTCTTCAATCGGAAATAATACGACGGGGATAAAGTCGAGTCCCATTGGAGCAAGCTCCGTGATTGTGCGCACGAGTTCGAGTTCATCGTTATAGACGCCTTCCGACAACCAACATACGCCGTCAATTAGTTCGTACGTTTGCTTGCGGTAGTATAGCGCACCGTCTTCCTCGAATTCCTTAACGAAGTGACACGCGATTAAATCCTCGAAATCATCTTCGGAATATATCGGAAATGTTTCGGTATCCGGAACCCATATCCAACGCAACTTTCCGGTGACCGGATTATACATAATCTTCGCGGCTACTCGTCCGGCAATCAGTCGGTCACGCGACGCCTGTAATAACCGTTCACGCATACGGTTCTCGCGCCATAGTCGATATATCAACGCTTCAAACGCTTCGGCACGTTCGAACTCCGTTTGTTGCTCCGCCGATGGCTCGTAATCCGGCTTTGATGCTTCCGCGGGATTGTCGATTGATTTCGCGATTACGTCGATTCCGTGCTTACCGCCCATTTGCCAGCGAGCCTTCCGCTTGATAAACGCCTTGAAGTAGTTCGTCGCATATCGCGTAGGATCGTAGTCGAGTCCGGCGGGGCGCTGTAGTTCCTCCGCCTTAACGAGTTCGTCCGATGCGCCTTTGTGCTGATAGCCGGCGTAATACAGATAATTCGCGTGTTGCTTTTGTAAGCGCTGATGCTCCGCTTCGCCTAACGCTTGTTGAAACGGTGTATAAATTAAATCGTTGAGATTCTCCGGCGTTAATATGTTAAAATCCGCCAAGTTAACGCCTCCTTCCGTAGTGTTGTTGTCCGCCCGTGTTCCAGCGGTCGTTGCGTCGTACTGTCGTTACAGATACGTTTGTATCGGCGAGTGCTGAAATCGCCATTTCTAACGCGTCAATTAAATCGTCATGGTCGCCCGTACCGTAGCGTTCGAACTGTTCGAGTAAATGCGAATGTTTCCGATCAAACTGAATCGTACCGTTTTCAATCGCCGGTAATAACGCTTCTATACGTAATTCCTTACGGCTACGTTGATATATTTTCTTGACGCGTGTTTCTGCAGGATAGCCGACTTTCTTTAGCGCCTTCTTTAATTCGTCGACGAAGAACTCCTGTGCCGCGACGCTTTCCGCGCCGATTATTGTCGGTTGGTTACGTAAGACGTTCTTCACGTTTTCCCCGATAAATACGTCGGGCTTTACACGTTGTCCGTACATATCCGCGACGTAAATCGTTCCCGTTTTCTTATCGCGAGCAACTGTAGCAATTGCGGAAAAGTCACCACGTTGCTTTCCGAGGGCCATATCGACACCGTTTGCAACTTCGTAAATGTCGCTTAATACGTCGATGTTTCCGTTGTGATACGTAAACGTTTCGGGAACAAATACTTGCGATTCTTCGTCTATTGGGTTATTCATATATTCCGTATTAAAGGCAAGGGACCCATCATCCCACTTAACTTTCATTAACTTTAATAGCGACTGCACTTCCGGCCATACTACGCGAGAACCATCGAGCATTTCCGCCTCATGTGCGTAATAGAATTCCTCTGCATCAATTTTCCTGTTTTCGTTTTCACGTTCGATATATATCGTTCGGCATTGTTCCCATAAGTCCATTCGTAAGGGTTCGGATATGATTGCACGGTATATTTTAGTTTTGAAATCCGACCGGTTATACAGAATGTTCATTAGCAATGAGTCTAGGTGAACGGTTGTTCCGACGACTACAAACGCCGTCCTTTTACCTTTCGGGTCGCCTAGCGGAATCACAGTTTGACTAAACCAGTTCTTTAATTTCTTCCGCTGTTCTGGCGTACTCGCATTTCCCCCCGCTCGAGCGTCTTCAAGGTCATCGCAGATTATTAAATCCGGTCGAGAACCGTTCCAGTTACGTCCTCGAAGCGCTTGTCCCGTAGATACTGCTTGTACGAGCGTTAACATCCGCTTGCCTTCGTTTCCGTCCGGGTGCCATGCAATAAACGCCTCGCTATTATCGAGAACGTTCGATTGATCCTTCGGTGATAATAGCGGGCCAAAGTCCTCGCGTAGTTTACGATTTCCTTTAAGTTGATTTCGTATCCACTCCATATTCGCCTTCGCTACGTCCGGCGTTTCCGAAATGATAATTACGTATTTACGCTTTCGGTAGCAAACTTCACTAATCGGGAAATCTTTCGTAAACCACGTTGATTTTGCGTGCGACCTCGGTGCTGCGAGTGCGACTCTGGCGTTTGTATTTACCGTCGAAACGTCGTCAATTACTTCGGTCATTTCACGGTGAAATTCCGGTGCATCTTCCTTCGTTAAAACATCGAAATCTTCCCAGTTTCCGCTATTACCGGGATTGCGTAACTCCGAGAAGTATTCAAGCGCGAATTCGTAACTATCGCCGTCACACCGGTCAATCCGTTCTAACCGTTCCAATTCCGTCCGTTTCTCGAAATAATCTTCGAGGATTCCTGCGTTCGCTAAATCGTCTACATCCGGATACTCTGCGTCGAGGACGGCGATGTAATCCGTATAGACTTCGATCATTTCCTTCCGCTCGTTTGCGCCGAGCCATCGGTTATTTACCCATGCGATATTACATCGCCTCCTTTACGCTTATTTGTACCGCTCATTTGCGCCATGATATCGCCATGCTTACGTCGCTCCTAGCCGTTTGATGAGCGTTTATACCCCGAAGAGGTTAGGACGCTTGTTTAGACGGTTATAATGCGGTAGAATGACGTAGTTGCTTCGGATATGCCCCGAATGTAATCCGCGATAGCCAAAGTGATTATTTTATTCCGCGATTTTATCGGAGGGCAAAACGATATTTTAGTATTCGCGTGTTTGAACCGCCTGTAATTGTCTGTCAATTCTGACAACCCCGGGGGTCTATTTGCGCCCACTCTACGCACTATTCGCAACATTCCGTCATGTATACGATATTCATCGCAGCTTCCGAAAACCTTTATTATGTAAACCTACGTAGTCTCCATAACCGCATACCTACGCAGTTTACCGCCTTTCCGTATACTACCGTTTATACATCGAATATACATCGTGATACCTACGCAGTTTACCGCCTAATGTTCGTATAGAACGGATGTACTGCGTTGTATAAAGATGTATTGACGGAGTAGTGCGAATTGTTCCGATAGTAGGTTTAACTCAAAGCGAATAAGCATCGACCTCGGAAATCGGATTTGCCTGTATATCCGTCGACCACACTCGTACTCACTCCGACACCTCTACGCTGTTCCTTCTATATATCGCCTGCAATTACGCCTATTCGGAGCTGTCCGTCTTTCTCATACGTTCTATCTGCGCCTTCATCTCGTCCAAATCAACGCTATCACCCTTCGTATTAACCTCGACTTTATCCGTAAGCATTCCGAGGGATTGGAGGTATGTACGGAATAATGCCGCATTGCCATCGACTATTACGTGTTGCGGTATACTTGCGAACATGTCCGGTAAATGCTCGACTGCATTCCGTAGTACCTGTGTTTTCATTTCTTCGTTAAAAGCGTCTAATTTGCGCCATTCGTGTATCGTTGATTCCGCGATTCCTACGTATTCTGCGACTTGCTTATACGTCATTCCTCCGCGTTGTGGTAACGCTAATACTGCGATTGCTGCGTATTGCTTATCGTTGAGTTTCCGTTTTCTTGACATCGTATCACCTCCGTTTATATTGCGTGTATCTCCGTAGTAATAGCGCCTAATAACCGTTTATTACGTTATCCGCGAATTGTTAACAATTCCTAAAAGATACCTCCGGCTGAAGCCGTCGGACGCTATCATTTATTACTGGACGCCTAATCTTTTAAACAAGCGCTATAGTAATTGACGATAGATTCTTCCGAAGCGCTTTAGCGCAAGGTATGTTTCGGTCTTATCTCTTTATCTCGTTGTCCGGCGATTGTCCTTTCCGGTAACAAAGACTAAGAAGTAATTTCACCGTCAAAACGGCTGTAACCGTTGGTACGACTGGCTTTAAGGCACTTTTCGACTGTCCGGTAAATGTCCGCTTTTTATGCCGTTTTGTCCGGTAAATGTCCGCTCTGTTCTCATCGCGTTCTCAATTAGCGTTAAACATCGCCTGTAAAGTCGCATCTGGTGCGCTATCTTGACGGTAGAAAACGCTAGGATTGAACGTATATCTATCTGGTTCGTTACCGAGTTTAATCCGCGCAATCACGTATTCGCCGTCGAATTTCATTAGCGGTAATCTACGCCTTAACGTCCGCACATCCACGCCGATTGCATCCGCCAGTTCTCGCTGCGTAAACCATCGAATATTCTTCGGGTCACGTTCGAAAGGATCGGCGCACAAGGCGTTAGTCGACATATGAACAAACGGTAACATTCGGTATATTAATCCAATGTCATTCGCCTTGACTTCGCGATACACACGCCTAACCTTCGCCGTATACGTCTTGATTACGTATTGATTGTCGATAGCGCCTTTAAAGTGATAGCGCTCGTTTATGACGTATTTATCGCCATCTTTCGTAATGATTCCGTTATCAATGCACGCCGTTAGGAAGTCGTTAAACGTAGAACGCTTCGTTCCGGTCAATTGCAATACGTGTTGCATATCTACAGGCTTCATTGGCGACTTATCCGGATTAACGATAACTCCGTCGTCCCATCCGATGTAACACTGTAGAAGCGTTAAGTACCCGCATTGAGGCGTTGTCAGCACGTTATATACTTCGTGTAAATGGCGCATATTCGCGTTGGTAAAGCCGATTGAACGTCCACTACGGGATTCCTTCGCCTTCATTTCGGCATAACCGCGATTACGTTCTTGCGTTGATTGTAGCTCCTTTATTTCGCCTGTTTCTCGGTTAATCATCGCCCATGAATTACTCAACCGCCTCACCGCCCTTTAACGCTTGCGCTTCGTCAATTCTGCGTCGTGCTATTGCTACGTAATCCGCGTCCTGCTCGATAGCTACGAAGTCACGTCCGGCATTGATCGCCGCGACCGCTGTTGATCCACTGCCCGCCGTTAGGTCGACTACCGTGTCGCCGGCGTTGCTGAACGTCTTAATTAAGTCTTCGAGTAGTAGGACGGGTTTTTGCGTCGGATGGAAACCGTCATAGTCCTTTTTGTAGCGGAGAATATTCGACTTGTACTTGCCGCCTTCCCAAAGATTGAACGTACTTGATAAGTCGTGTTTGAATTTCTCGTCGACACGTTTAAGAACGCTGTACTCGGTAAAGCCGTCCATTTCATTTATCTGATACAGATGGATTAATTCGTTGTATGTCTGTTCAGTGCAAAGCGTAAATTGCGAACTCTCTTTGTTTCCCTCGAGGAAGTGTTGTGATCCTCCGTGACCTAATTCCTTAAAGAACCTACTTCTCGAATAGCTCGTAAAATGCCTGACTTTTAAAGCGTATTCCCGTAGAGGATGTAATGCCCCCGTGTCGTACGTCTTGCTAAAGACGAGCACGTCCTCGTAATAACTAACTGGTGCCTTCTTTGCTATCAACGCGTTTGCGAAGTGGTCTTTTTCCCAAATCATGCGATACGAAAACGGTATATTAGCGTTAGCCTCGTTTATAAGTCGCGTCGTATACGGTTCTTGACTGAATAAAACCATTTTACCGTTCTTCCGTAGAATCCGATTCGCTATCTCGTAGATTCGTACCGGGTCAATAGCCTCGTCCCACTCCGTTTTATCAATCATGCCGTGGTCTAAGCCGCTACCCGCGCCAATTCCTTTAACCGTTCCATACGGCAAATCCGTCAGTATTAAATCAACGCTACCACTCGCTATCTTATCGCTTTCTATTAAGCAGTCGCCTGTCAGTAATGCGTTTTTAATTTCCTTCATTCATATCGCTCCCCTTCGATTTTCCCCTAATGTGAAACATTGCGCGGAAGGGCGTAGGGATTCGCCTGTTCGGTTACGGTAATGAGCCGCTTCCTATCCGCACATAACGACGACCGACGGAGTTGTACCGCCGCTTACGCCTAACATCGTCTTAATACGCAACGCAAAAAGCCCGCCGACATTCCGACGAGCTTAAGCGGTGCTATTTCGTTACTAGTCTTCCGCAGCTTGCGTTTTTATGTCGGAGCTAAGGCTGTTGGCTTTCGCGTTGACACGCCCTCACACGCTACTAATCCGACTGCCGGCGCACGTAGTCCGGCTATGTACGCGAGCCTTGCCGTAAGGTGCTACGGAGTATGCTCGCTGTAAATTATTGTCGTTTCATTCGTACACATACTAGTACAGACGTTTCGACGTTTTTATAACGTTATATCCGTAATTAATAAATCTTCCGCGTTGGCAAGCGATGATCTACGCCGTCCGTGCCGATAGTTTCCGGTACTTTCCGCATAGTTAATCCGCGGTAATATTCCTCGTCTTGCCTTTCGCTGCTAATCGGATATTCCGTATTCCTTACTTTATACGGCGTAACGTCCGTTAATATGTCGTAAATTATCAGCGAACCTAAACGGCTTAAAGCGCTAGTCGGAGCGTGCCTTCCGACTTCTGCGTAGTATGCTTCCGTAATGTCTGCTGTCTTATCCACGCGCTGTTGAGCCGTCGTTTCGCCACCTTTAACGAGCGCAAACAGTAAGTCGATGTATTCGTCTAGCTGCGCTGTAATCACGCTGTAATCGCCTGTAAACGTTGCTGTAATATTCGTCATGCGGACACCTCCTGTAGTCGTTCGTTTGCGATACGTGCGTAGTCTTCTTCGATTTCATATCCGATAAACTGGCGGTCATTTCTTAACGCCGATATTGCCGTCGAACCCGTTCCCGCGAAACCGTCGAAAACTACGTCGCCTTTATCGCTACTATTACGTATGAATATATCGAGTAAGTCTGTTGGCTTTTCGGTGGGGTGCGTCAACCTAACGCTAGGAATCTTAGCGCAATCTATTACGTCGGGGATACGCTTCTCACGGAATAGCGTCCGACCTTTGTGACCGAATAACACGAATTCATGCTTCGGTCCATACGCGCCTTTTAAATCCCCGCTTCCGTGATTGTTCTTATTCCATACGATAAGGTTCTTTAGTTTGAAATAGCGCTCGAATTCCGTCTTAAAGAAGTCGATGTGATGCCACGAACAGAACATGTAAATCGCGGTATCATCCTTTAATATCCGATGACATTCCGCAATATAATCCGCTATTAATTCGTGTGCGTCAACGTCATTAGTGATGTGTCGGAACTTATCGCTTACTACGCGTCGACGACTTTGGTAGTTCATTAAATACGGCGGATCGGTAACGATTAAATCGACGCTACCATCCGCCATACTGCGCATACCTTCTAATGTATCACCGTTTATAATTTCGTTAATCTTCGTCATTATTCCGCCCCTTTTCCGTGTTCCTTCTCTATTGCCGATATCGCCCGTCCTAAGAGCGCAACTATCGCCGGCTGACTAACGCCCATCGCCTTACCAGCGTCAACCTGCGTCATTCCCTCGCCGTACACAAGCCGTAGCGCTTCCGCCTGCCTATCGGTGAGCCTAGCGGCTTTGACCGCCGTAGCGAAGTCTAGGAGCGCTACGATGGCATCTACGTCGCCTACGTATTGGCGTTCGGTTAGCGCGTGGTAGTTTGCGAGGATGGCGCGTGTTTCCGTCACGCCTTCGGGTTTCATAAAGACAACTCCGCATCTACCCGCTGCGCATCCGCTAAGTACTCGTCAATACGCTTACCGAGTCCGGATAACGCGCCATACATGCGGAATATCTCGCGACCATCAATCGCCCATACATCGGCATTACCGTCTGCAACCGCATACTGAACCGCGCCTTGCGCTTCCCATCCGTCCGTAATCGACTTAAACTTGCGGGAACAGTCGATGTAATACGCTTGCTCGTCCTTCCTGCGTTGTTCTACGCGTGCCTGTGCGTCGATAACGCGTAAGTGCGCCTTTAGTTGAGCCATACGTCGCTCACGATATTCTGCGCCGTAATCCGCTTCTAGTAAGGCGTAATAACGTCTGACATCCGCTTCTTTCATCGTTTCGACACCTTCGATATACTGCGCTTGTAAGTTACGCATTTCTTCCGTCATTTAATCGTCCCCTTTCGCCTATCCCGTCGAACTCTCCGATAATCCGCCTAAACTAGCGAAGTCCAAGCGAATTCCTTCGCCCTTACGTTTACTTTCGTTGCAATCCGTCCATACTTGCGTTATAATCTCGTTACAATACGAAATAAGGACGTGTCCATCCGATGACTACTAACGTGAAACCAACAACCGCACTTACCGATATCGATCCGCTACTTGACGGATTCGAGTCCGTACCTGCCGACGCAATTCCGTTCATTACGCTCGATACGCAGAAACGCTTTTACCTTAACGCTTCACTCCGTAAGCTAATCGGAATCAAGGCGCATGACCGCGTGGCGCTTGCGTACAACTCCGACACGCGTAGCCTTGCGGTACTGTCCGGAAGCGCCGCCGAGGTCATCCCGAACACGTCATACTTCGTAGACAACCGCCATTACATGAGTGCGCGTCGATTCTGCGCCGAGTACCGCTATGATGTCGCGAAGGCTCCGTATACGTTCGTGTTTCAACGTGCGGGTACGGCTGACGGCGTTTATTTGTTTAAGTTGACGAAGCTGTCGGAATGACTACGTTAAACTTTCGTCAAGATAACGTTTGACTTTCTCAAACTCCGATGCTATGCTATGAGTATCAAATACAACGACGGAGGTAATGCGGAATGGAAACGACGACAAACATTCATCAAGGGTACTCGGGGGAATTAGATATAACAACGATCTTTGAAGATACATTAATCGCTGAAAGTATAATTTCAACCGAGGTAAAAGGGTTTTATTACGGAAGACCCGATACCGAAGGCATGGAAAGCTACTACGGTAAACTAAAAGCGACGTTTTAGATAGTAAAGACGCCACGTTCGGCGTCTTTTTTATTCGCTTAAATACGGTATAATTCGTTCCCCTATCGCTTGAATTACGTTTACCGTAACCGCATTACCGGCTTGCTTGTATCGTTGTGAATCCGATAGACCAGCGTCAACTGCCTTCTGATGTGCTTCATCGGAAAATCCTTGCAGACGCCAACATTCTAACGGTGTTAATTTACGGATTCGGTATCTCGGAATTTGTCCGATAGCTACGCCATGACGGTCTTGCGTATTTATCGTAAATGCCGGTTCGTCGTTCTCTTTGAACCTTCGCCCGTTCTGACGCTTTTCTTCGCGTTCCGGCGTAAGTACAGGACGGACTTCTTCGATATGTGTACGCCTTCCTTTGTTAATTCCGCTAGGGGCGATTCCTTTTGTATAGTTAGCGTCTAAGCAATACGAGAGGGCTTCGCCATTTGCGATTACTTGCGGTTCCGCGCGACCAATCATATACGGGTCTTTATATATCCGAGCTGTCACCGTAGAAGCTACGTCTTGATATAATCTCGGCTTACCTTCGCGCTTAGCTTGACTTACGTCAATTAACGTAGGATTATCGTCGTTCTCACGCCCATCTAACTGCTCAACCAATGCAGCCGTCTTATCTTCGGATAAGTAATACTTTTCGTCTGCTTCCGTCTCTAACACGTCCCGTAAGCGTGTGACGACTTCGCCTTCTTGGGGAAAATCGAAGTTAAACGTCTTAATGCCTTCTAACGCTTGGATACGTTCTTTACCTCGCGGAATTATCGTACTCCCATTAATAACCCAAGGTTCTGGCGTTATTAAATCGTCCCTAACTGCTACGATAAAGATTCTTTCGCGATTCTGTGGGACGCCGAAGTATTTCGAGTTTAATATAGTGAAGTCTACGGTATATCCAATTTCGCACAGTGTTTCGATCATAACGTTTAACGTCCGACCTTTATCGTGATTAACGAGTCCTTTTACGTTTTCAAGTAGAAGTACTTTCGGTTGTTTCTCCTTCGCAATACGGACGATTTCAAAGAATAACGTACCACGTACATCTTCGAAGCCCTTTCGATTTCCGGCGACACTAAATGCTTGACAAGGAAATCCACCTACTAGTAAATCGTGATTAGGGAAGTTCACCTCATCTAATTTTGTAATATCTCCGAACAATCGCTCATCACCGTGTATCGCCGTGTATGACTGTTTTGCAAACTTATCTATCTCGGATGCTATTACACAATTTCCGCCTAACTTATCTAAAGCCGTTTCGAATCCGCCAATTCCGCTGAACAATGATACGTAATTAAACTTCGTCAAATTATCGCTCCCTTTCGTTACTAATTCAAAAACCTTATAACCGAACGCGTTACAACTTAATTCAGTACCTTCGTCGTCTACGTAAAGGAAAGAGTCGTCATCTGCCTCGGTAACTTCGTATTCCTTTCCGAAAGTTAAAAACGGATATTTACTTTCGATATATCGTACCTTATCGCCCTTCTTCGGAAACTCCTTTAATCCGCTCACTCAATCGCCCCTTCCGTTACTTCGCCTTTCCCTAACCACGTAAACTCCGCTTCCATCCCCGTATGCTTCACGTAAGCCCTCGCAAGTTCACGCATATCCCGCATGTGCAACGCGTCAATTTCGGATTCCGAGCTATTTGCGACGATTAGCGCGAGGATAGTGAACGCCTTGTCCGCAGCCATTCCGCCGGCTATGAGTTCCGCGAAGGCTTCCGTTCGAGTCATCGGCGATTTCCATTCCCAAATCGGCGTAGTCATTCGGATGCCTCCGCTTCTAACCGCTTAATCGCAAACTCAAGGTATTTCGCAGCCTTGCGTAAATCCTCCGTAGGCGTATCGTGTTTATACGGAGCGCGTGCGATGTACTTTATTGCGGTTCCCGCGCAGTGTGCCACGAAGCCGTCCGCATAGCCTTGCGTGATTTCCTCGATAACTTCGATAGTTTCGAATTTACCGCGCTTGTAATGTGAAGGCGAATTAACGGCGTCACTTGTTCCCGTCTCGATAGCGTCTAATTCCGTCTGTTTGAGTTCGATAATATCCGCGTGGAAATTCGGAGCAAGCGCCTTCTCAACATCGGAAAGTCTGCGTCCGAGATTCGCTAGTAAATCGTGTATGGACGGTGAGGATTCCGTTTCTTCTGATACGATTTCGAAACAATCGAAGTCAAATTCTCCGATGATTGAACGACTTCTAGGCGCGCCACTATCATCCACGAAAAAAGCCCCGCCGTACTTAACCTCGTCTATTTCGTATTCGTGACCTAACGTAACGTAGTCGTTAAAATACCCGCCTATATACCGTACCTTATCGCCAACCTTCGGAATTTCCGTTAACATATTACCGCTCCCCTTTCGTATATAACGCAGTCATCTACCACGTCTTACCACCCGTACCTCAACCGACTGCCTTCCGAACTCATACGCCTGTGCCTTCGTTTCGTGCGCTACGTCGATAATTGCGCCTTGAATAGCACCGCCGATGTCCTCCGCGATAGCTTCGAATGAATTACCGTTGCCTAGCGTTACACGCACGATTGAGCCTAGCGGAATGTAACGCGGATCAACCGCAATTACTTTATATCCTCCGCTGTATATCGACTTCCTTAAATCAACGCCAGTCTTCGTAATGCCGGAACAACCTTCGCAATAAGCCGTGTATGCCGTAGCCGTATAAGTCTGCGCTTGTCCTACGTAATTACTGCTACGACTTACCTCCGCTTGTTCCTTCGCCTTAACCACTTCGTGCGCTTTAGCTTCGCTGATTCTGCGCCGTGTTTCCGCGTTTGCCTTACTCAGTAATTCCGCTTGCATCTTCGCGAGCCGTTCCGCATGTTTAGCGTCAATCACCGCCAAGCCTTCCGCCGTTACGTTAGGTGGCGTAGGCTCGACGAATGGCGCCGGCGGTTCCGCTTCCTCGTCGTCTGCGGAGGATTCCGACTGCATGCCGGTGATTGCGTTGAAGTATACGGTAGTTGCGAGAATTAATGCTGCGATTAGTTTCCGGATATTACACCGCCACCTTTCCGCTTAATTTCGGATGCGGGTCGTATCCGCTGATAACGAAGTCTTCGAATGATAGCGCGTCGATGTCGTCCGTTTGCTTCGTGATTGATAGCGTAGGCAATGCGCGTGGACTGCGCTCTAATTGCGTCTTAATCTGCTCGATGTGGTTTAGGTAAACGTGCGCATCGCCGATTGTATGGACGAATTCTCCGACTTGCAATCCGGTAACATGCGCGATCATGTGCGTTAATAGCGAGTAACTAGCGATGTTGAACGGTATTCCGAGGAATACGTCGCCGCTACGTTGATACAGTTGACACGACAGCTTTCCGTTAGCTACGTAGAATTGAAACGCGAAGTGGCACGGAGGTAACGCCATGTCATCGAGTTCTCCGACGTTCCATGCGTTAACTAGTAAGCGACGACTATCCGGATTCTTGCGGATTTCAGCGATTACGTCCGCGATTTGGTCGACGGGATAGGACGGCGATGCGTATCCGGTACCATCACCCTCGTACGTTCGCCAATTGCGCCATTGAACCGGATATATCGGGCCGAGGTCGTAGTTATCGCGATACCACTCCCGCCAAATCTTAACGCCATTATCTTCGAGGTATTGACCGTTCCCCTCCCCGCGCAGGAACCATAGTAATTCGTGTGCGACCGATTTCCATGCGATGCGCTTCGTCGTTAATAACGGAAAGCCTTCCGCTAAGTCGTAGCGCATCTGATAGCCGAACGTCGATAGCGTACCTGTTCCGGTGCGGTCGCCTTTTTCAACGCCGTTATCGAGAATGTGCCGACATAAGTCGAGGTATTGTTTCGTCAATTAATCGCTCCCTTTCCGTCAATCATTCGTTAATAATCCGAGTATGAACGCGGCGAGTAGTCCGTACCAGAATATCGCTGTACCGCTTAAATCGCTGTTGAATAACGCGTTAACTGCGTCGATGACATTCGGCGTTAATCCGAAGATATTTACGATGATTACTCCGAGCAGGTATATCGCAATCATTCCGCAGTCACCTCGTAACCGTCTTTATCCGATAAGCCTGCTTGCCTGTCGTGATTCTCCGCGTTCTTTTCGATGTACATCCTGTGTATATCGTCCGGCGACAACCCGACTTCGCGCGATAACGATAGTAAGAAGTGCCATACGTCGATCACTTCGCCTTGTAACGCATCCATATCGACTTCCTTCGGATTCTTCCACCACTTCCAGTTAACTTCGCGGCGAATCTCGTCAATCTCCGATTCCATGGCGATAGTTAAACCCGTTACCCACTCGTCGAGTGATTTCGTAATACCGCGTTCAGCGATGATTCGCCCGTCAAGTGCCGCCTGCATATCGAACATTTGAGATAATTTATCGCTTGACGGTTCCGGCGAGGATAGCGCAATAGAACTGCGCGTATGCCCCTTAAAGAACCGCTCTAATTCGAGCCTTATATCGTCTGATTCGGTGAATCTCGCCATTTAATCGCCCTCCCCTTCGTCTTCCTCGTAATATTCGATTTCTTCCGTATTGCCGTCCGCAAGGAATCCGATAACTGGCGTGCGTTCTTCGTATTCACCGTCTGCGAGTGCCGGATTAATGGCGACTTGTATATCGCAATCACCGTCGCCAAGTCCTGCGATAAACTTGCCGACGTGAACGCCAATTTCTTCGAGTTCTTCCGCAGTTTCTACGTTTATTCCGAAGGTGTAATTACGGATAGGTCTGTTAGATTCCGTCACGGGTAACGCCTCCCTTTCGTTAGTTACCACGTCAAGTCGTCCGCCTTGGTGCTTAGTCTTCCGCGGAAATTTATCGAAAGTTCGCATACGTGAACCCACGATTCTTCGCGTAGATGTGCGATGTACGGATCAAAGCCCGACTTTGCCGGATTAGGTAAATCGTTTTGACCCGTATGCCCTTCGATAATCACCGTACAACTATCGTGAATTCTTGTAAGAATCTTCTTCATTTCGCCTTTCGTGAAATTCTGCGATTCTGCGATGATTACCGTCGAGTCCTTGATGTTACTTCCGCGAGCGAAGATATGGCTCTTAGGATATACCCACGCGTCACCACGCTTCAACGCGTCCATATTCGAAGGGTCGTAGATAACCTTCGCAGGATTTTCGCCGATTTCGAGCAATGCGTCGATTAAAGGTTGCTGATATTCAGCTTCTTTTTCCTGTTGCGTTCCCGGACGGAATCCCATTTTGCCTTCCGATACTGGCGAAAAGATATAGACGAGAGGCTTTCCGATAACTGCCGCACAAGCGACGGCGAGCGTAGTCTTACCGCTGCCCGCCCGTGCATTTACGATAGTAACTTGATTATCGAAGATTGAATCGACATACTCGCGTTGCTCACCGGTTAACTTCGGCTCAAATCCGAATAGCATGTTGTCTTTAGGTAACGGCATTCAATCGTCCCCTTTACGTTTTAATTACGTTTGAACATGAGCAGTATCGCATGATGCGTCAGCCATACGAGGATGTAAAGACCGAACGCTATTAACAGCGGAAGGAATACGAGCCACCAACTCCACGTAATAACTCCGACAAGTTTCAATACTACGAAGATAATCGTTAACACTTCTAACACGCCCATTATATCGTCCCCTTTACGTTATAGTTTCGTTACCTAACAGGACATACGCCCCCTTCGCAACCGTCCATTCCGTCAAGCGACGAATCTTCGCCAGTTTCGTATTGTTCGAGAATCGCCGGATCAAACGGTTTGAATTCCGCAACCATTTCGTCGTACTGTTCTTCGGTAATCGCTTCATACGGAGCTAATTCGTACGTCCCGCCGTCAGCTGCCAAGAACGATACGCCTACGAACTCGTCCCATCCGTCATATACGATTTGCTCAACTTCGCTCCATTCGTCGGGTTTAACGGTAATCGTATTCGACGAATTATGTTCGGTGTAATAGCGTTGGAAATTGAAGTACGTATCGAATTGTTCCGATGCGCTAACGTCGTCCTTCGTAACCTTCGCGCCACTCTTAACGGGAAAGTCGATGACTAGCGTTCTAGCGTTTGCAAGACGTAGTGCTTCCGTTTCGCCTTTCGTACCGACTTCCGCATGTACTTTCCACCCGTTATCCATCGCTGCTTTCGCTAACGGATCATTTGCGTTAATGCGTACTCGTCGGATATAGTACGGTGAATGTGAGTAATGCAATCCGCTTGATACGCCTCCTGCGACTTGTGAAATCGTTCCTTCCGGCTTGACCGTCGTAACTAGTAACGGCGATGATACTCGCATTTCTTTCGCATACGCATCGGCTTCTCGTCGAGCGACTTCGCCTAAATGTGCGATTAACGTAGCTTCGTCAGTAGCGTTGTAACCGAGTAGCGCCATTGCGTCCTTAACGCCTGTCATCGAAGTACCTAGTAATCTATCGCGCTGCTGAACGTCGTTCCAGTGCGGAATCTCTAGCGTTACAAGCGTCATACGTAAGCCTGCTCGCGCTGATTTACGCTGCGCTTCCGTGAGTGCATCCGTATCGAGTACGTAATTATCGCCTTCTTTACGGACGAATTCTACGAGGTTAACCGTCGTTAAGTTACATACGCCATAACTGTCGAGTAGTATCTCGGCGCAAGGGTTTAAGCCCTCCGCGTTAGGACGCCTGCGTTTCGCTTCTTCGAGGTTAACGAATCCCGGCTCGCCTTCCGCTTGCATGATTTCGAATACTAGCGATAACTGCTCGCGCGACGGCTTTTCTTCGAAGGCTATCGAGTTGTTCGACATTCTGCGGTGATGTAACGGTCTTGCGTTAGCGTTGCCAGTCGGTAACGATTCGAGGAATTCCGCTTGCTTATGAAGTCCGGCTTTACGCGTAGCTTCTATAACCTTGCGATGCTGTTCGATATTCCAAATTCCGTTGATTCCGTATTTCGCAAACATCGACTCATAATCGTCTGCGTCGAATAGGAATATTTCGGCTGTTCTGCGTACACCACCGACAACTACGTTATTTCCGATAAGGTTTCCGATATCGAGGATATGAACCGGACGTACCTTAACGCGTGTTTCGTCGTATTGTTCTAACGGCACTAGCGTCGAATCGATTTCATTCCGTAATACCTGCGTGATTCCTTCGAACATTTCCTGTAACGGCTCATGGCCGGATGCAGATCCGCCAAATGTATTAAGGCGAGCGCCGTTCGGACGGATGTAATCGTAGAATATTCCGATAGTTGAAACGTCTTCATATTCGTATTCCGTTAGTAGTCGGAAGTAGATGCGCAGCGATTCGACCCAACCTTCCTTCGAGTCGCCTACGTGGATGACCGCTTTACGTCCGCCGTCTTCTGCGTCAATTAGGAATAACTGCGTTTCGTCTTGCTTAACGATCGGATAGCGTTGTACGAACGGCTCGTGTATGACTTCGACGTTATTCCGTATTGGACGCATGTTTGCTGCGTATTCCTTCGTAGACTTAAAGCCAACGCCAGTTCCGACGAGTAGTAAGTAGAACAAGTCGCCTAAATCGTCCCAACTGCGGACACTTACGTAAGAACAGTTAAAGTTCGCAAGCGGGTATTTATCGGCAACTCCGCCGTCAGCCCCGCCGACCCATAACGTTCTTCCCGATAGGAATTGACGTAGGTTGAACATGCTGTCGAAGAATCCTTCCGCTTCCTTTCGGAACTTCGCGTAATCAACCGCGTATCCGATTTTCTGCATATGCTTAACGCCTAGTCCTACGTTATATTCCGTAGCACGCCTAGCCGTTTCTTTCCACGTTTCACGGCGTCCTTTCTCCGGTAAGAATCGCGAGTATGTCCGATAATATACGAACTGTCCCAGCGCGTTCATATGCGTTGGAAAGTCCGGGTATTCCTCAATGAATTCATTCGTTAATAGTTCCGTCACTCAATCGCTCCCTTTCGTAGTTAACCGTTCTAATTCCGCTATAGCTTCGTCCATCTCCGTTAGTTCCTCGTTCAATCCCGCCAGTTTCGCAGTCGTGCGGTCGATATCGTATTTAATCTCCGCACGACGTTCCTTCGCTGCGTGTACCGCGCGCCTTAATGTGTAAGTCATCCGCCTAACATCCAGCGATAAACGTAGAACGCGTACGCAAGCACCGTCGTTGTCAACGCGATTAATATTAGCGCTACGATGGAATAGCCGACGAATTCTCCGAATTTATTTGCGTTCATTTTATCAGTCCTTCCTCGATTAATTTCGCCAAGCCTACCGCACATGCGTCCGAACAATCGTCCGTAGCAAACTCGCCTGTATAACCCGTCCAATTCCGTACTGCATCGGCAACTTCGTCCTTACTCGCAACACCTTTTCCGACTACAATCCGCTTGATTTCCGACTGCGCCATTCCGTGCTTCGTTTTCTTGCGTCCTGCCTTCGTTGTCGATACGTGTTTATCGAACGCTAACCCGAATTTGTGCGCCGCATGTTCCGTTCCTGTCCACGCAGCAAACACCGGATAGTTTTGCGCCGATGACATGCCGTGGAAATCTTCTCGGACTACGTAGTCAAATCCGTTCTTACCTACGTATTCTGCGATAAATAACGTCGCCCACGATTCAACGATGTCAGCACGTAATGCGTACGGCGATTTAGCGTCCGGTTTGACGTGGGACATAGCGATGATCACCGCTTTACCACGTTTTACTTCGAGAACCGCAACGCCCGGCGAAGTTAAGGACGTGTCAAACGCTAGAATACGCGTCATTCGTAAACCGCGTCCGTGTCTTCGAGGATTTCCGTCCAAGACGCATCTACCCACGTCAAGTTATCGTTTCTTCCGCGATTAGGCGCGTCTACGAGTAACCCGCCGGGGTTATCGGTGCATCCCCCGTCATACCCAACGACTCTATGAACGCCGTTTTTTGCGGTGTAATACGCTCTCCCCCCGCATTTAACGCGCGTCCCGACAACAGGCTCCGCAGGCTTCGGCGCATCCGTAAACTCCTTCGGAATATCTACGCCGAGCGCTCGTCCTAACGCGATAGCCTTACCGATGTCAGCGTTGAACACGTCATCGGGGGCGCATTTAGCGATACCTTTCGAGCGTACTTCGTTCGAACTGAAAACCTTCGCCAACGCTACGACTGTGCGCTTTTCTGCGTTGACGTGGAATTCCGGCGTTATTAGGTACCTACGGAAAGCCTCATTACCTCCGTATTGGTCGTTTCTGTCGCGCGCTCGACGGGTCAAGTCCGCCACAAACGCCTGCGCCCGCTTGATTACGTCGGCTCTGCGCTGGTTGGGTGACGCTGGTTCCGGGCTAATCATCGACTCCATAAAGCGTGATTTCGAATGTCCTCGAGGGATTCTTACGAATAATCCCGTCGCCTCTGTGAACGTCTTACCGTTAATTAGTATTTCCGTAGGTTCCTGCGCCTTCTTCATCGCAGCCACTTCCGCTTCGAGAGCCGCAATCTTCACCTCGGCTTCGGAGAGTCTTGCGTTGTGTTTGCGCGGCTTATATGGTTCGATACTTCCGGGCGTAATATAGCCGCACGTTGCGCCGTTATAATTTACGGGATAGTGTTGACCGTCGAAGCCACTGATTATCTCCGCTAAATCTCCGATTCTTGCGCTACTCATACAGTCCTCCGACACTAGTCGTTTGATTCGCACCATTTCGCCCACGTTAAACTTCGTCATAATCCCGCTCCCTTTCGTGTTTCCGTAATAAACTCGATAGCCTTCGCATAATCGCGTTTCTTGTAATCCGGTAAATTCGAATGTTGCATACGGGAATTCTGCGCTACTAGTACGTCGAATTCTTCCGCTGATAAGTCGAGCGCACACGCTGATTTAAAATTATTGAAGAGCCATGCGTCTAACTCTAACGCAGGTGGCGTATTCTCGCGGACAGCCCGCGTAACCTGCGCTGCTTTATCGA